GAAGACAAAAATCTAGCTACTAATCTGTGGGCTGAATATCGTAATAAATCTATTGATGAAAATTTAAAAGATTTAGGTATTAAGAGAGGCAGCTCTGAGCATAGAAAAATAGTTAAGAACTATCTACATATTAAAGATAGATTGAATGAGGCAGAGCAATCAACTAACGATGTAGCCAAAGAATTAGAAAAGATAATAGAACAAGGTAAAACTAATAAAGATGATGTATTTCTACAAAAAGCTAGAGAATCTTATGACGCATTTGTTGAAAACAAAAGGTAGTCTGATGAAGATTATCAATACAAAATGAACGCTACTCCAGAGTATGCAGACGAAATAGAACAAGATTTTTTATCTACTTTACCTACTTTTGATGAATATTCAAATGCTGTATATGATATTACTTATCTAAAATTATAGAATCAAGCTATAACAGATTTGTATAAAGCTCTTACTAATAGAACTAAAACTTTACAACAGTTATCAGAGGATACTGGTTTAGATGTAGATCTCAGAAATATAAATAATATGAGAAACTACATTAAAAGAGAAAAAGAAAGAATAGAAAGAAACGTTCAACAAATAGTAAGTACATATGGTATACAAAATTTAGATTAGGCTCAAGATCCAGTAAATGCTGAATAGATAAAGAATTATGTAACAGCGTTTGTAATGAATAAAGCTGTAAGAGATAGATTGAGAGATCAAGCCACAGCTTATATTACTGGTAAACTTAAAGCAGAATCATATTAGGATATCAAAGGATATTTGTTCAAAGATTTATCTGAAGAGCAATAGGATAATATTATACAAGAATATACAGATAAAGCACTAAGAGAAGGTAAACCTCAACCTAGTAGAAAATCTATTATATCTAAGTATAATCAACAAGCTCAGATGAAGTATAATGATTTACTAGAATTAGCTGATCAGGAACGTGCGTCTAGAATTGTAGCCAATTCGTTATTTGCTGAACATCTAAGTAAATCAGTTAGATAGGAAAAAGTTGCTAGAAAAGAAAAAGAGGAAGCTGGTGAAGTACTACCAGAAGAGGGAGTAATAGAAAATCCAGCAGCTGCCATTGAAGATACTACTAAGAAACAAGAAAAAGTAGAAGTTAAACCAGAAACTCCAATACAAGAAGGAGTACAACAACAGCCTGTAGTACAAGAAACTAAAACAGAAACAGCAGAACCTGTAATACCAGAGTCTATGTCTACAGATGTAGATGAAATTCTTAGAGAAGAAGAGCAAGCTTTACTAAATCAAAAAGGTAGATAGTTAGAAATAGAACCTAGTAGCGAAGATGTTCTGGTGGAAGGTTCTATAGAAGAATAGATACAATAGCCAGAAAAAGAAGTACAGGATATTATAGCCAGAGAAGAAAAAGTTGATGTAACTGTAGACGATGTTAGTCACATAGAAGATAGCACACCTTCTCCACAAGAGCTAGAATAGGAAGATATACGTAACAGAACTTTATAGAATCCTGATGAAGTATCTGGTGTTAGTGAACAAACATCTGAAGAAGTACCAGAAATTGCTGTAGCTACAGATGCTCAAGAAGCAAATGAAGAACAGAACACTAATACAAAAGATAAAAGTAATCCAGTACCACCAACTCCAACTCAAGTAGAAGACAGCAAGCCTGCTCAGGACGCTCCTACTATAACTATAGTTGATGGAGGTATATATGTAAATGATGGAACTACTTTTATATCTGATGAAGTATTGGCAGCAGAAGCTCAAATGCTAGAAGATACTTCTACTGAAGTATATGGAGAAACTGGCTACGCTAATATGAAACCTGAAACTGTTACTAATAACTCTGATGCATTGAGTAATAGAAAGGTATAGAAAGTAAAACATGTTTCTAACACGTTTTTCTTCCAACCAGATGCTACATCTCCAATGAATATTACTGTGAATGGTAAACCTATTACTTTTACTAATAGTAAAGGAGAAGTAATACCTGTATTACCAGGAAAAGAATTATCTAAAAGACTTTTAAAGAACGGTTGGATAAATTCTGTAAATGCTTATTATATAGTAACTAACCATAGATACGGAGACACTTCTCCATATATGCAAGCTATTCACTTAGTATTAGAAGATACTGATGGAGTAATGATAGCTTCTCTAAGAACTCCAGATTATGTAGATAAAGAAATAGCATCTGGTAATTATAATTCTGAACAAGTTCAATAGTTACAAAAGCAGAAAGAAAAGTTAATAGAAATTAGGCAACAGATAGTAAATTCTTACCTTGGTAGTAATAAAACTATACCTACGACTATTATAAAGTCTGTTAAACCAGCTAAATTAAGAATAAGTAATGGAGAATTTAATAACCAAAAATCCCCAGAAGGAGCTCCTATAAGACGTAAACTTACAGAAGTTAATGACTTTGGATTAGAACAAAATAACGTAAGAAAGTTAGACCAACAAGTAAAGGAAATGCAAATTGGTTATGGTACTGGTTCTGTGGAAGACTTTGTTACTGAGCCTTTTGTAATTCGCAAATTAGGGTCCAATGACGAATTAGCGGGTAATGGTGTTGGTAGATCTGGAGCATTATATATATTCCCAAAAGCAGAACAAACACCTAATGGTTCTATAGCTCCTATTCAATTATCTATACATAAATTAGATTATGATATTTATGGAGATGAAGTTGAATTGGGAAAAGACGGTAAAGTAAATTCTTTAGCTGAATTAGCATATAAGTTGTTAATCGGTAAAATAAAACTTGGTGGTGCTGAGCAAGATGTACTTAATATAATTGTTAATAATGGACCAAAGACTTTAATAAGTGAAGAAATAGGACAAAAATATCCATTCTTAATGGATAAAATGCTCTATTACTAGTCTGAAGAAGGTAATACACATGTACAATTTGCTGTAAGAAATTCTAATGGTAGACACATAAAAGTAGAATTTGATCCTAGTAGAGCCTCAGAATCTCAACATAAATTAGCTATAAGAAAAATAGCTAAAGATCTGCATTGGAATACCGATAAGTATGCTTTATTAGAACCTATACCAGATAGTATTGTTCGACTAGCTGCTTCTTATTTTAAATAGTATCCAAATGCTAAACAATTTAAGATAGCTGGTTTAGAATAGTTAGCTTTTACTAGAGAAGACTTAGGAATAGGTACTGATGAAGGACCAGTGTCTTTACTTACTTGGTTAATTAACACTGGTAAAATTGAAACAGACTTAGGTGATACTATATATAGAGCTCCTTTCATATATACAGATGGAGTAGCTGTACCACAAGTTACCGAAACAGAACTAGCAAATCAATCTATACACACGGAAAAAGTTTAGCATAGTAAATCAGCACGTTTGACTAAATCTCAAGTAAAACTATCTGATGAAAAAAAAGAAGATGGTACAATAATTACTAAAATAGAACGATATAAAGATGGCGATCAACTATACGGAGCATTTATTCCAGTACCTATTTCATTTTTAGAGGAATTTGCAGAAGTTTATATGCCTAATAATACTAAAGTTGGTATTGTTAAGATTTATAATAAAAACGGTTAGTACTCAGCACATATGCGCTATGAAGTAGATGGTGTTGAAAGTTTCCGAACTGAATAGTTAATAAAAAACCCAATACCATATATATAGTAGTTTACATCTAGTATTGAATCAAAACAGTCAGAATCTAAATCTCAAATAGAATATGTTTCTACTGATGAAAATTGGTCTGAAGAATAGATTAAAGATTGGATGAAAGCTAATTCTCCTCAATACAAATATAAAACTGGTAAATGGCAAGTAATTCGTAGAAATGGTAAACTGCAAGCTGCTTAGAAATTAGCTAAAAGGGGTTTAACTTCACAAGTAAAAGGTGAAGGTAAATTAAATGTGGATGAAGCTAGGTAGTGGCTGCAAGACAAACTAGGTATTGACAAATCAGATATTGTTACTTCAGAAGCAGTATTTAGAATGGCTAATGCTCCACAAGTATATGGTGCTTTAAAAGTATGTATGGATAGACTTAGTAGTGATACAGCAGCTAGAATATTCTTATCAGAACAATCTGGGCAAGGAGTAGAATTCCATGAAGGTTTCCATTATGTAAGTTAGTTATTAATAAACGATAAGCTTAGAGAACAAGTATATCAAGATTATGTAAAACAATATCCATATTTAAAAGATGCTTCTAAACAAGAAGTAGAAGAGGCTCTTGCTGAAGAATTCAGACAATATATGCTAAATGAAACTAAACCATCTATAGCATATAGAATTAAGAAATTATTTAACGCAATGCTTAAAGTATTAGGTATTACTAGGAATGGAGATTTAGTAAGAACTTTATTTAATAAAATACGTAAAGGAGAGTTTTCAAAATATAAACCATCTAAGTCTGTACTAGAAGATTTTGAAAAAAGATTTGGCGGTACATTGTACTATTACGTTCCAGGAGTAGAGGATAAAGAATTAAAGAAAATAGCTTCTATAGCAGATGCTACTACTTTCTACGCAGTAGTAGATTCTTTAAATGCTACAGTAATGGATACATTTAATATTAGTAGCATTGAAGATTTACAAAGTTTACCTAAGAAGATTAATGATATATTCGATGATATTCTAACTACTAACTTAGAGTTAGGAATGTATGATGAATCTCAAGAACAACTTATCAAAGATGTAATCAATAATAAAGAAGTATTTAAGAAACAAATAGATGATTACTTAAGAAACTTTAGTATTATTAAAAAGAATACTGAAGAATCAGAAGAACAAGAAAGAGAAGAAAGAGAACTTGGGGATAACCCTGATAATACTTGGGATAAAGAAAGTTATACAATAAGTAAAAAAGCCAATGTAGCTTTCAAAGCGAAACTATTCTTTTATTCTATTCCTAAAACTAAATACGAATTTGATCCAGAAACAGGTAATAAATACTTAGTAGAAGAGGAAGATGACTTGTTGATGACTACTAGATCTGAAGATTTCAATGTTGTGTGGAATAAGATATTAGAGAATCTATGGAACGTTGAAAGTTATTTAGACTTAGTAGATAAATGTTATAATCTTGGTAAAGTAGATCCATTCTTTATGACTGTATATAATAAGTTAACTTCAAAAGATGATCCTATTGATGAGGTCACTTAGACTCAAATATTAAATACAGTTAAAAGTGCAAAAAATAGTTTAACTGCAATAATTGTAGAAAGAAAGCAGATACCTTTTGCACAGAGAGGATCTGATGAACAAATAGAATATGCTACACAAGAATATTCTAATAAATTAAAATGGAGAATTCAGAATTCTGATGTATATAGAAAGATAAGTAGATTACCAAAGAAATGGTCGCAATAGTTCTTCTTGTCAGATTTAATTGATGTTAATGAAGATGGTACTAGAACTATAAATCAAGATAAGTTTCATTCTGCTGTGTGGAAACATAAAATATTAATAGATAATGTATTAAAAAAGAAAGATAAAACTTTGAATGATTATATTAAAGTTAGATCTAATTTTATAGATATGTGTAATAATCTATCTATTAATATGGATGATTTAGCATTAGACTATTTACTTACTAATGGAACAGGTTAGCCTAACATGCAATCATTTGAGAATTTCTGGAGATCTGCAAATGCTAGTACTTCTTTAACTAAAAGTATATTAAATAATATTAACATAGCTGCAATTAGAGGTACAAGTAGTATAAAATCCAGAAGTGGAGAAACTGCTAGAACATTTGATAGAATATTTACTAGTAGAAAACCAGATGCTTAGATAAATCTAATGGCTATAGCTTGGGGTAGAACACACCCATCTCCAGAAGAATTTAGTGTAACTGGAGCGGATGGTAATCTAGTATATCCTATTACAGAGAATAATTATATGTCAGACCAAATAAGATGGTTGAAATATAATTTGAACGGTAAAAGAGAATTATTAGGCAAAAATCCTTACTCTGCAAATTCTTTGTTATTACAATCTATAAACAGTAATGCTGATTTAATTAAATTAAATACTTATCTAAACTTAGAAGAGAATCTGCAAAACACTAATCGTGATTACTTTGGTATATCTCCTATAGAGGATTACTTATCTAAAATGACATTTGGATTTAATAATCACTTATTTTGTCCTACTATGTCTGATAAAAAGACATGGCACACTATAAGTGGTATTCAAATGGTCAAGGATTTCTTACCATCTACAGCTATCACTGATTACGAATACAATGAAAACGGAGATATAACTAGAGTTATATTTTAGGATCAAAAGAGAAGATTCTCAGATAGAACTTTAAATATATTCAAAGGATATTTAAGAGATGAATATAATGCTATATAGAAGTATTTTGCTACTAAACAAAGTGTTATAGATAATCCCAATCTATCTGTTGGTAATTACTATGGTAGTAAAAAAGGTAAATACGCTGATGGTAATGGTGGAAGATTTAGATATTTTAATAAGATAACCATTAATGGTGATACTTATAATTTAAATGAAATTCTAGCTAAAGCAGAATATTCTAATGACTCACAATCTATACAAGATATTCTTAATGTAATCAAATAGGCATTAGATAACGATACTGTAATTAAGGAAGCTATCAATGATTTATTAGTAGGTTATGTAAATAATGAAATATCAAAAGCTGTAGAGTTAGGTGTAATAGGTGAAGACTTAAGTAATAAGTATATACCTATAAACTTTGTAGAAGAATTTGAAAAAATAAGTTCTAAAACTGATAGTAGAGATAAAGGAACAGATGTGATATACTCTATCATAGCTTCACATGCCATCAACAGTGCGATTTCTACTATAGAAATAGAGAAATGTTTTACTGGAGATCCAGCATTATATAAATGGCAAAAAGAACTTATGGTATATAAGCCCAATGATGATTCATTTGTGCCTGTTATATCAGATGAAAGAACATTAGAAGCTTGGATAGATAAACATGACCCAGATGGAGATAAATCAAGTTATTCTGCTTATTATATGATAACTGGTAGAGATGTAGATAAAATTAAACGTCTATCTTCAGTATTGTCTACTGGAACAAACTTGAGAACTAAATGGGGAGATACTAAGGATTAGGAAGATAGAAGTGATTCTAAATTCCAAGTATTATAGTTATCAGATAATGAAATAGGATCTACAGTATATGATACATTATATAGTATGTTTAGAAAATCCTTAATAAAGGATATGTTCCAAAAAGAGTTTGGTGTTACTGATTAGCAAGCATTAAATGCCGTTAAGGACGATCATGCTATAGAAAGTACATTAGGTAGATTACGTAAAAAGAATCCAGATGCTATTAAGTTTATTGAACAACAAGCTAAAAATAGCGCTAAACCATATGCTGACGGAGAAATTAATCAAGCAGATGCTGCTGTTTACATCAGACCAGAATTCTATAAGAGATTGATGAAGTCTTTAGGAGAATGGAGTCCTGAAATCGAAGAAGCCTATAACATTATGGAGTCTGATGATAGCTGGTTGAGTGATACTGAGAAGTATCAAAAAGCAATTAAAGCTATTACACAACCTCTTAAAATGGTTTACTTTGGTGATCACTTTGATTAGACTCTTGGTATGAATGTAAATACGTTCGATAAGATGGCTTTGTTCCCGCTATTTAAGACTTTTGCTAAAGCTGATAATAAATATTTATACGATCGTATGAATGATGCTAGTAAAGGTTATATAGATATGGTAGCATTTGAATCAGCTATTAAAGTTGGTGGTAGAAAGAAGTTATCATTCTATAAAGATGGTAAAGTAAACTTATCTGAATTAACATCTAATAGTGATGTGGATGGTGTTTCTGGTAAAGGATTAGCAACATATACTTAGGATCTAACTCAAATTAGATTGTAGCTAAATACTGATCCACACGAACACCTTGAAAGATCATTTGGTACACAAGCTATTAAAATTGGTTTTGCTAATGTAGTAGATACTCGTACTTATGGAGAAAATAAAGGATTAGCTGTAAAAGGTTCTGAAATTAAGAAGAATATTATGGATGCTATTAATTCACTCTCCAGAATAGGTTAGAACAAAATAAAAAAAGAGTTCTTTACTAATGGCAAAGTAGATAATCGCAAAATAGTAAATTATCTTCAGAGATAGGCTACAAATTCAGGTATGTCTGCTGAAATAATTGCCAATTTAACTGTTGATGAAAATGGAAACATTGTAGTACCAATTGAAGCTCAAAGTATTAGAGATTGGATTCAAACTAAGATAACTTCTTTTGTCAATAAAGCAGTAGTAGATGTAAATACTCCTGGTGGTTCTGCTATTCAGATGTCTTCATTTGCATATGAAGCTGTTGGTAGAAGTGTAAAAACTGATGCAGAATTAGGTTCAGCTTTTAATCAAGGAAAGAAATTAAAATTCTTAGCTAAAGAAGGTCATATGCAAGTTATACTTAGTGAAAACTTCTTTAGAGATATATTACCAGAAGAACTTAAAAGTGCAAGTTTTTATAGTAAACGCAAATGGTTAATTGATAATGGTATAATAGGTAGTAGAATGGTAGACGGTGTAGAAGTAGAATCTAAACCTTATGGTATAGGATATCGTATTCCCACATAGGGTTTGTCTTCAATGTTCTCGTTCCAAGTAGCTGATATTATGCCAACTACTATTGGTGATACAATTATAGTTCCTGAAGAATTTACAGCTATGACTGGTTCTGACTTCGACGTTGATAAACTTTATCTGGCTACATATACATATAAAGATGGTAAAAGAGTAAGTTCAGATGAAAAATCGGAACAAGGCTATGTTAATAAGTTGCTGGATAATTACTCATTAGTACTAACTGACTTTACTAATATTGCTGAAACTAGAGCTTCTATTGATACGTTGACGAAGATTCTTCAAAAGCAAATTCTTCCAATCGTTCAACCAAAGAATACTATAGAAGTAAATCCTATGTATGAATTAGCTCCTTCTTTCTAGCTTTCTAGAAAGACAGAGTATACTGGTGGTAAAGCTGGTATTGCTCCATTTGCACTTAACTCTACTAATCATGCGTTAACTCAATTTACTCACCTATGTATCAATTATTCTAATGCTAATAGATATAACTTAGGTCAGTTAGATTAGGTATATGGAGAAGATGATCAACGTATTATGGACTGGTTATCAGCATTGATTAACGCCCACGTGGACGTTGCGAAAGACCCATATATTATGGCTTTGAACGTAAACTCTATTACTTATAATATGACTTCTCTACTCATTAGAGGTGGTAAAGGTGAGAATACTTTCTACTTCTTAGCCCAACCTGCATTGCGTAGGTTTACTAAAGAAATGTTAGAAAGTAAAGGTATAATAGGTGCAGAAAAAGGAATAACTGAAAGAGATAAACTTAAATCTATAGCTAAAGAATATATGACTTCTTTGAGAGAAGCGATTGTATCATTAGATGATAGTGATTCTAATAAAGCAAAGTATGCATAGTATTATAATAGTTTAGCTAGTGAATATTCACTTCCATCTATAGAAGGATATGATGCTGTTGAGGTCAATTATAATGATGTGTTTGATAAGAAAGTAGCATCTGAAGCGTTAAAAAAACCAAAAGAAGTCAATGGATTATATCAACAAGTCATATCTATTAGAGCTTATCAAGATTTGTCTTCAGATACAGAAGTTTTATCAAATTTAGTTCAATTATCATAGATTGATACTAAGAAATTTGGTAATACCTTACCGTTACAGTTAAATTTCAAACGTAGATTAAATAGATATATAGATAATTATCAAAGTAGGTTCTATATAAATGGAGCTGATAACATAGAAAAACCTATAAACTATTACTTATCTTCTACATTCCTTAAGTAGAAACTAGATGCTGGTATAAATACTCCTAGAATATTATTAAGCGGACAAGTTATAGAAGCTACAAAAGGATATAAGACAATATTTAATGCTGCATGTGACTTCTTTTTAGGTAATTCTTCAGATAAAAACACTGTAGCTGAATTATCAAAAATATTAACTACCTCACTAAGAACTAAAGCTGTAGTGAATGCAGTTGAGGACTTTAATATTAGCGATAAGAAATTCCTTAATATGTTAAGAGGACCTAAAAGTATAGCTAAAAGGTTAACTTAGATTAAAAATGATTTAAGAAAACGTAATGATTTACCAGCAATTGCGTTCAATGGTCATATTAAGAATGAGTTACTTAACTATCTACAAGAATATGCATCTGATGGTACTAACTAGAAATATGATAGAATAGTAACAGCAGATAATGCTTTAACTAATACTGCTACTTATGAAAATAGATTATTGTCAGCATATCAAGATCTACTAGACTGTGAAGATGAAGGTATAAGAAAATTTGCTAATAGATTAGGTGTGTATGCTTACTTAACTAGTTTCGATAATAGAAGTACTGATTCATTCTTCGATGTAATAACTACTGCTTGGAAGAAACAAAAAGGTTATTCAGATGCAATTAAAGCTGCTATAGAAATACTTAATAATGATAAATTAGTAGGTATGGACTATTTTGGTTTTAATTCTGAAAACATGCAGAATAATAACTTTACAGAGTTATTTACAGAAATAGCTAGAAATGCTTATAGAAACGATAAGATAGTTAAGCCGTATCAATTAAGTAATTACGATAATAAATATGGCACATTAGTTCAAATAAAGCCTGATTCTAAACCAATGCCAGCAGTATTTAGTAGTTGGAGAGCTAATCAACCATTTATTAAGATTCAACTTAATCCTAATGATATTAATAGTTATATATTGTATCAGAAAGTAGCAACAGTATATCAAACTGATGAAAATGGTGATCCAGTAAAAAATACAAAACAATCTGTATATAAAATTATACCTGCACTTGGTACAAAAGATGATAGAAAAGTGTACTATGAATATCAAAAACAATCTGGGGAACAATCTGCATTTGAAGAAAACGCTTTACCTAAAGAAGCTATTTGGAACAATGGGCAAATAGAACAATTAGTCTAGAAATTTTTTGAACCTATGACAAATAAAAATCATACCACTTTAGTGTATGAATCTTCAGATGCTATAGTAATTAATACTGTAGAAAAACAAGAAACAGTTAGCTTTGAAGAACCAGAAATTACAACAGTAGGTTCAGATTTAGAAGCATCTAATGAAATACATAATACAGAAGATACTTAGTCTTCTACTATTTATGGAGAAGTAGACGAACAAATTTCTACAATAACGGTAGGACAAGATGATTCTGTTACGTTATCAGATATGCAAGTAGATATGGAAGATGGAACTTAGACTATAATAAGTGACGATGTATTGAATTTTACAGAAATAACTGATGATGTGTTTGGAGAAAGTCCATACTTTGATTCTATATTAAATGCTGGTATTACTCAGTATGAATAGGTACAAGATATAATTACAGATATGAATACTGGGACTGATACTGTTCAAGATATGAAATTTAATGATGAAGCTTATAAAAACTGTAAAGGTAAATAATTATGATTATATGTCCAAATTTTAGTGATAAGAATGTCCTAAAAGAATTTAATGAATTAAAAGAATTGGTAGGCGAAATTGGCGCCTACCATATCTGGAACGAAAACAATGGTAATCCTATTGATTAGACAAAAGATGGTAAGCCATCTAAGCTATTTTCAGACTTACTGTAGTATTATAATGGAGACAGAGCTGCTGCTATAAAAGGAAAAGCTAAAACCTTTACAGAAACGTTTAGTACGTGGTTTGAAGGATCTACAGCTATAGATGAAAACGATGAACCTATTATTACAGAATTTGATGGAGATAGAGTGTTTGTTTCTGATCCAGAATATGATTCTACTAAAGAATTAACAGAATTAGATACATCTAAAATTAAATCTGTTGATAATACTGGTTCTTTTTCCGCTTCTGATAGTAGAACAAAGGGATCAGAGCTAGATGAATCATTGTAGTATTACTTAACTAATAGTCTAGATGAAAGGTATCAACAAGATGTACAAGAATATATAGAAGCATACAGATAGTATTTTGATAAATATGATTATGCTACTAAAGAAAATCTTGAAAAAGAATTAGAAAGAGTAATACAAAAAATACACGATGGTCTTAAAGCTAGATTATATACTCTGAATAAAAAAGACACCAATGTTACAGATGAATTTAAAGCAGCTTTAACATTACAAATATCTGAATTAGAAAATAGGACAGTAGATAGAATTTAGAATATAACTAACTTTATATATAGTACTAAATATGATATATTATCTACCATAAGACAAATCAGAGATGTGGTAAATGGAGTGTAGGATAAAATGACACTAAAGTAGCTGTTGGATTTAAAACAAGATTTCTTTAATTTTTATTGTCCAATGCTAGATGAATGTGTTAATACTTTATCTGCTACAGAAGAATATAAATATATAGTTGGAGAAAATCTATATAGAAATTTATTAAAGGAAGCAAAAAGAATGCAGACTATCCTAAATGTAGGAGCTAACAATGTTAATAATATGATTACTAAGTAGTCTGCTGAAGAAATTAGAAGAATTGGTATATCTGTTAATAGTCCAACTATAGAAAATTATATATAGGAACATCAAGAAACAGTAGGTAAAGATATATTAGCTATTACCGCTTGGGTAGGAGCTGGAGATAAAATTAACGACGAAGCTATTAGAGCTTTATTTCATATAACTCAAAATGCAGAATTTGAAGTTAATAGAGCTACTTATGAAAAGTATAATAAACTAACAGACCTGTTAAAAAAAGCTGGTACTTTTAATCAAAAAAAATTAGTAGAACTTGATGAAAATGGTTTACCTACTGGATATCTAGTTAGAAAAAGAAACTATGGTAGATTTAACAATGACTATAAACAATTCTTAAAGTAGCTTAGAAGTGATTTAGGCATGTTAGATGTAGATGATTTACGCTCTGTAAATCCAACTATACGTACAGAGTACAATAAAAGAAAAAACAAATGGTTATCAGAACATTGTGAAAGAAAATATACTCCTGAATACTATGAACTATTTAACAATCTATCACCTTTAGCTGCTGATGCTAGAGAATTAGTACAAATCAAAATACACAAATTACTAGATACTGTAAAAGACGCTAATGGATTCTATGACACAAGTAAGTTATCAGAAGAAAATCAAAGTAAACTAAAGGATTTATATTTAGAAAAAAAATAGTTAGCTAGTATATATGGTATAGATGGAAAATTAAAACAAGGTGAAGAATATGAAATAGCTGTAGAACTAGCTGCATTAAATGATAAGTTGTCTAAAGGTATGGTTTTAAAATCAAATAAAGCATTATTTGATAAAATCAAGGCTGAAAAAAAAGCAAATTTATCTGAAGCTCAGTATCAAAGATGGTTATAGTATAATTCTAGAGATGAGTATACTTAGGAATTTTACGATGATCTTTCTAAAGTAGAAAGATCTGAAATAAATAATGAATCAGATAAAAAGCTATATGAATAGTTACAAGAAAGAAAAAGAGCCATACTTAAACAATTTAGAGATGATAAGACACACGAAATTGAAAAATTAATACCAGGAGTTGCTCAGGCTGAATTAGATAAAATAGATGTAGATTTATATAAGATAAGAAAAAGAAACGGTAAAAAGAAAACTACTGGATTAAAATTCAATGATATAGCTAAAGTAATACCATCTAAATTATTTTATAAACTTAGAGCTGATGCCATTGCTAATGGAACTTTAGCAGAATTTGAAATGACACATTGTAATAGAGATAGTCAAGGTAATATATATCCTAAATCTTATCTTACAACAGTTGTTCCAGTGAAAGAAAAATATATACTTAAAGAACAGCCATCTATTTACTTTTCAGAGGTAGATTAGAATTCTCCATTTGTTAATAAGAACTACAAACCAGAAGTTGAAGACTAGGGAGAATACTATTTGCCTAAATTAGAACTATACGATAATTCAGAAGCATTTAATAAAGTATCTTCAAATGAAGATTTACATGAATTATACAAAGAATGTGTGAATACTCTTAAAGAATCAAATAGCAAACTTACTAATCTTACTAATTTAAGTTCATATAGATTGCCACAAATATCAGGTTCTATGTGGAGATATGTTAGAGCTAGAGGTTTTGAAGGTTTTAAAGAATATTGGAAAGATAAAGTATCTACTAGAAATGACGATACTGGTTTAAACGATGAAACAGTAGATACTGGCACAGATAAATTATATTTTGTTCCACAGAATTATGTTAAAAGTCTGGATGATCCTTCTACTATTACAGCTAATACTGTTGGCTCTATAGTAGAGTATTTTAAAATGGCTGAAAACTTTAGAATAAAAAGTGAACTCAAACCTAAAACCGAAGCTATCTTACAATTTATAGGCAATCGAGACGTCAAAAGTAAGTACAGAGGAAGGAGTAAAAAAGGGCAGGAATCTAATATATATAAGTTTGCTAAAAGTTTCGTAGAGATGAATATATATGACATTAAGACTAAATCTGCTATATGGGATATCAAAGAAAGAGATTATTCTATACTAGGATTTAAAGGTCATATAAAACCTAGAAAAGTTAATTTTACTAAATTAATGCTAGGTTTAAAAGCATTAGGAACTACTGTAAATCTAGGTTTAAACATTATATGTGCTACTACGGGTTTTTTTACAGCAGTCTATAATGATATAATTAATTCGCTTTCTGGTAGATATTATAGTTTTAGTGATAGTCTTAATGGAACAAAAGCATTAATTGTAGACTTATTTAAAAACAATTTTAGTTTACTTAGTGATTATCATAATAGTACATAGATGAAGCTAATGGAATATTTTCAAGTGGGCGCTGAAATAAAAACAGACAGACTTAATCTATCTACTTTTCAAAAACAAATAGCTAGAAACTGGGCTTTTGGAGTATACTCTTTAAGTGATTATGTCGTAAAGGGTCATATACTAAATTCTGTTATGTACAACTATAGATACGTAAATGGAGAGTTTCTTAGTAGCGAAGAATTTAAACGTAAATATAGTAACGACGAAGTAATGTTAAATCAATGGAACACATTTAGATCCTCTAGAGATTTAGTAGAGTATAAAAATGGAAATATCGTAACCAAAGACCCTGCTTATCAAAAAGCTTGGGATGCTAAAAAAGAAACTATTGGTAATACTGCTAGAAATTTAGCTCAATCTGCTGATGGTTAGCTTACTCCACTATAGAAAACTATGTTAAGTAGTAATATTATAGGAAGTTTAGTAATGATGCATAGACAGTTTATGCCTATTATACTTCAAGAAAGATGGGTATAGAATAGACAATGGGATTATAGTTCTCAAAGATATAAAGAGGCTTTGTTTAGAGTTCCTTTTAGTATTATTTCTGCAATAAGAAGAGATACTAGGAATATTAGTTTATGGTAGAAGTATATGTAGAATTCTACATACGATTAGCGTAGAGTAATAAGACAATTATCTTTAGAACTAATAGGTGTACATATATTGCATTTCTTCTTAATGCCAATAGCAAAGGCTTGGGCAGATGATGATAAAGATAATATATTAAAACAATTATTAGCTTTTGCTTTAGTAAGAACAGATTTTGAAACTATGATGTCTTCTACCCCTTGGGCAATCCAAGACGCTATCTCAACTATCAAAACTCCATTCCCCATTTATAGTTATTATGATAACTTTTCTGGATTAATTTCTACTGTACCAGCATGGGTACATAATCTGATTAATAATGAAGATGAAAAAATAGATAGAGGCGCTTATAAAGGTTTTTCTCCTACTTTTAAATTTGGAATGAAAATAACTCCGTTTAAAAATATATGGGAATTATAGGATATACCTTCTAAAAGAAGATATTACGAAACTCAAATTGCAAATAGAGATTCTGATTAATGAAAAAGGCTGGATTATTTCCAGCCTTTTATTTTTAACAAGTACAAGTATAATCAGAGCAAAAGTCATTTGACTTAAGCAAATCATCAAATTGATCTAAGTAGTCTTTCCAAATAACAACTAAATCTTTTACATCTAAATAACTATCAGTAAATCTACCTTTTTTACAGAATTCTAATTCTTGTATTTTATCTTTACTAACTTTAAATGAAAAGACAATATAAGATTGTTTATTTATAGTATAAGGAAACCAGTTATAATATGTTTTATTACAACTGATTTCCTCTATTTTTTTAGATAGTTCATAATGACTACTAAACTTATAAACTAAATATAATTTTCCTTCAGAATTGTCTCCTTTTAAATTTGTATACATATTTACAAATGCTGGACAATCAAAGTAAGATATCTTCGCTTCTATAAAATCACTTAAAAATATTAAGCATTTATTATAGTTTTTCAACACCATCACCTTCGTAGTATTCTACTGAGTGATCCCATTGATCTGTACTGATATGATATGAAATTTTCTGTAAAGAATTGTTAATTAAATCAACTTTCTCACTGAGTATTTTATCATTTTTCATGTTAAACACTCTAATTTGATTTTCAGAATCTTTACCTATGGCAATAATATATGCTTCAAAATCATATTCTTCAGAATTAAGATTTAATACCTCTTGCATATACCATTGAATTGCTAATCCATAATAAGCAATTTGTCTGTAATAATCATATTCTTCTACAGAATGTGCAAAATCATAGACATTTACAGTTGTTTTTAAGTCAATTAGAATTATCTTCTTATTAACATGATCAAAACATACTCTATCTAGTAAAGATTTACATTTAATATTATTGATTCTATTAACTTGCCAGTTAATATGAAATTCATTATGAGTTTCAAAAGTAGATGGTAAATTAAAAAGCAATTCATTTGCTTTCTTGTGATTCTGAATATTTTCCTTAATCTTCTTAAGCATTTGTAAATCAGCAAAGCTAATTATCTTCTTATTATCATCTTTCTTACTCAAGTATTCTAAGTAATCTTGATAAATCATAATAAGACCTTCAGCTTCTTCAATACATTTCTCATCAGATTTCTTATTACTATAAGCTTTTTTATAAGCAGATAGTTTAAGCTTATCTTGAGATTCTAATGGATTTACTTGCATAAGTCTATGATACTCATCTAATAAATCCTTTTGCTGTTTTACTTTAGGTGTTGCAAAATCAAGAATAATATAATCTTTCCAGAATTCATCTGGTTGAAGTAAATATTCATGAATCATAGTTCCTTTTTCAAGAAAAGAAAAGTTCATTCCCTCTTCTTTTCCATCAAGCATATCACGAAAATACCTAGGACCTCTTTTAATAAACCATCCTATTGCAGAATTACTTACTCTGCTATTATCTTCGTAATAAGGAATACTAATATCCATCTTATTCTTTAACATACTCTATAATTACTTTTTCTTCTATAGCTTGTATTTCTATAGTATTATCAATAACATTATTGAACATTGCTTCAATTGCAATACGTTCATTATCTGTAACAATTCCTTCTACTTTCATACTTAATCCTCCATGTCGCTAATTACAGCTGACTCAGGAACTTCTGCTGAAGTATCCCAAACTAATTCATCTTCTTTATCTTGTTGTAGTTCAACTTCTTTAAATGTCTTAAGCCAATCTGCTACATTATTATTGTACGCTTGACTAATAAGTTTATCTAAGAATGCTTGTTCTACTTGTTTCTTTTCTTTTTCTGTCATAATATCTAACACTACAAATTCATAATTCTTTTTAAAACTATAACAACCATTCAATCTAGAACAATTGTATCTTCCAGAATTTACGTCACTAGATCCATCATGCCAATGTCCATATAAATGATATTTACTCTTTCCAAAGGAGAAAACATCTAGAGCTTCATTACAAAATGGATTATCATGTGTTAGTAGTATATCACATTGTGGTATATCTTCGTAAGTATCAAATCTACTAAATGCCCATCTGTCCTCTTGAAATTCAATTGGCTTAATCCAAGGTGTACCGTAGAATTTAATATCTTCGTATGTATATAATTCATCTATAAGTATTATTAACTTATCATCTGTTCTTACATAAATATCTTGTTTTAATTCATTAAGATATTTTCTATTATACGCATCTTCAATTATAAAATCATGATTACCTGGTACTAAGATAACCTTTTTACAAGGTTGTCTTTTGACCCAACTAGTAAATCTATTATAAAACCAATGCCTAGACTGTTCGATATTTCTTTGTACAGATAAAGGCATTATATCACCGCATATACATAGTACATCACACTCAGGTATATTCTCAATGAGATTACCATGTATATCACTTATACCGCATATTTTCATGTTTATATAAGTTAAAAGGCTAGAATATATCTAGCCTTATTTGTTTTCATGCTGCATCACAACATTCGTAATCATCATCACTATATTCATTATCTTCATTATCATACTCATCGTCATATTCTACAGTATCACTAACTTTAATTGGTATATTTTCAGTAGAGATATTCATAATGTTTATGATTTCCTGAAGACTAATATCTTCATCTTCTAGCATTTTGACTTCACTCATAAAAGAAACAATATTATCCATAGAAAGTAGTTTGATATTATCTTTACAGAATTTTACTACTTCTTCTTTGTTCTTAATACCAAAATCATCAGCTAACATTGGTAAGAATGCAGCATTTTCATCAGGAGAATATCGACGTAAATAGCGAATACGTGAACAACGATCTTGCATATACTGACTAACTTGGCTTAAGTCATTGCAAGTCATAATTACTAGTTTCTGTGCAGTCTTTTCAACTCCATCTAAGAAATCTAGCATATACTCAGTTTTGAAGTTCTTTTCAACTTCATCAAACAAAACACATACTGGAGTAGTAAAGGACTTAAAAAACTTAATAAGTTTACCTTCTGGATAATCAGGATTAACTACAATAATAGGTAAACCTGATTCCTTAGCTAATATTTTTGCCATTACAGTCTTACCTGTACCTTTAGTACCAGCTAGCATTACACCAGTAGTATTTGTATTTGCTTTATTAAAATAGGTTATAATACGCTTCTTAAATATATCATCTGTTTTAGTAGAATAGACTTTCTTTGGTAGATTTAATTCACCATTTTCCTTAAATATAGGTGAATCTTCCCATCTATTCCAACTCAGATCATATACTTTACCAGGTATCAAATCACAATCAGCACCTTTAGGTTTTGCAATTATCTGTTCTCCTATTTTAATAAATTCATTCTTTGTCATAATCTAAAAATTTAAGATTTTAATTTGTTGATTAACTCATCAACTTGTTTTTTATTCTTTACTAAATAAAATTTAGTATCGGGTTCATTCAAGCTTAAATAATACTTGAATAGTTTTTCTCTGTTTGCCCAAGAATCTGTAGCAAATCCTTTGCATTCTATAACAAAACCATCTCCTACAAAATCTGGTAAATAAGTAATAGCTCTAACTGTAGAGTTATTATATACAAACTTAGGAAGTAAAGTATATCTGTGCTGTTCATATTCAGCTGATATACCTGCTTCCTTTAGTTTCTAATATGTATAAGCTTCTAACTTAGATCGAAATACTATTCCGTCTATTTCTTGTTTAGTAGCATTACGCACTTTCTTGTTTAAGACTTGTTTTAGCATAATTAATATAATGTTGCATACTATCACTAGTTATTTTAAACGTTTCAATTCTTTCAGAAAAATTACCATTTTCATCCGTAAATCCTACTGAATATAAGAAAGAATAATCTTTATTATATTTGAAAGCTTTAAACATTTCTTTAATTGAATTTCCTATAAACTTACGTTTTTTATTCCATTCAATAAATTCTCCATGCAACAATACACTTACTAATTTGATTGGAATTAATAACAACTTTCCAAGTATTAGAGCTAAATCAAAAGGTAATGCTATTACTTTACCTATAGTTTTTAATAGTTTCATTTAACCAATTTTTTATTTCTTCAAAGCTATTTGCTTTAACAGCATCAGATACATCTTTAGCTTTGAATTTTTTGTTAATAAACATTGCTTCTAAGCCTGTTTCTCGGCTTAATTTGCGACTTCTTTTTACTCCAGAAGTATCTCTATCGAAAAGTATTATAATACGCTTAAAACGCGTCTTAAGTTGCTCTAATACATCTTTAGGTAGAAATGTACTCTCTGAAGATGGAGAAACTGCTGGATAACCCATTTCATGCAAACACATAACATCTTTCATGGACTTTGTGATAAATAATATATCACCTTTCTGAGGCAACTGCTCATAGCCTTGGATATCATAGTCTGTAAGATTGTTTCTCCACTTAGTATATTTATCTGCTAATGGTCTATATATTTTAAAGTTATTATAGACCTTATATGCATACATTGGATTTTCTCGTTTATAAGTACCCTTTACTATTCCGTTACATAAATAATATTTAATACTATTTACATTGAATTTCTTTAGAGTATTTATAGAAATATTAAACTGTTTCCAGTAATTGATATCTACATCAGTAAATTCCTGACGTACTACACCAATTACTGTTTCAGTTGGCGGTATATATTGCTTAGAGCTAACGAGTTTAGTGTTATTAGTAATGTTTAACTTATCTACTATATCTGATAGTATATCATTATATTCTGTTTTACCAGTAAATAATGATACAAATTTAATTACATTACCACATTCACCTGTTCCATGATCTTTAAAAAGTAGTTGTTTAGTACGTTTACTATAGTAAATACCAAAGGATGGATTTTTATCCTTCCTAAATGGACTATTGTATATCATACCTACTTTAAATTGACCTATATATTTTGCATATATATCATATTCTGTTACTTTAGAAAGTATCCAATCTAGAGTAATATTATCTGGGAGTTTTGCTCGCTTTCTACTATACATATGCAATCTGTTTTAGTTTGCTACTAGTCGTGGAATCGAACCACGCCTATCCAGAGATAGATTTTTATTTCTGCTATGCAGGCTCACGCTTCCACAAATTATCTAATATCCTTAAATTGATAGTGCCATATAGGATTATTATAAATCCTCCTAGTAGTTGAAACTATTCTTCTTTGTTAAATAGTTTCGATATTCTTTCTATAGTTGATTCTGCATCTTCATCAGTTAAAGCTTCACCTGTCTGAATGTAGATGTCAGAAGTTGTTTCTTTCTTCATTGGTCTAACTGCATGTCCATATCCGAAATTCATATTAAATTTAGCATTCCAGAATTTAAACATCCAGTATCTAAAGAACCAAGGAGATATTGCTGTAAGTATTTGTCCTTTAATTAAAGGATCTTCAAACTTTTTAATTGTAACTTCAACTCCAAGAAATCCTATAGGTTCTCCGTTAAAATAACCAGGATCTTCATTATCTGCATATGCAGATATTTGAACACGATATCCTTGGGATTCTAGCATATCTATTATTCTCATAGCAGTATATGCACGAATCATAAGATTTTTAGCTGAACACCAGCAATTCTCACATATAGAAATATGAAGCTTAACGAACTTACCAGTACCTATACCATGTGTAGGTATTCTTTTCTTTAGGCAAGGTAGACCTTCTATGTACCGATCAAAGTTCATATCATCTCCATCAGAATCATCGTACTTATATTTATGTTTACGACCTCCTAGATTTATATCCTTTTCTATTTTCTTTAAATTATCTAGACCTTTGATATAACTATATTTAGAATCATGTATTTCTGCTATAGATAATCCTCTAAAACAAGGATCATCGCTATTTTCAATATTATTTATTTCAGCAGGATTACCTCCTTCAATATTGTCACATTCTCTGTAAAATTCATCTAATGAATTTATATTAATATTTAAATTCAGTTTTTTCATTACGCTGCTGTTTTAAGTTCCATTGTTGAAGTAGAATTTGAAAAACGGTTACGTATAAATTCAATTGTTGAATCAACACTTTGTCTAGTTTTATTTTCTTCTACTTTTTGAATATATTGTTTTACTATATTCTTTTCGGTATCAGACCAGTTAATAATAAGCATATCTTTCCAGTCTGACATACCTACTTTCTTCATCTTTTCTGCTGCTTGAATCATACGAGTAGATGCAATACGGCGTAATGAATTTATTTTAATGCAGTCGCGTAGTAAATAAATATAATCTACTACTTCGTGATCAAATTGTGACTCATATTTAACAGAGTAATTTACTTCAATTATTGCTCCAGTAAAACGGTCAATTGTTGAAGCATCTAGTTGGTTATTAGCAACATACTGACGATCTGCTCCATTACCAAAAGTATTTGATGTAGCAATAATGATACATTCAGGATGTCGTAAAACAGTACCTGTAGTAGTCTCTATTTCACCGTTTGCCAATGCTGCATTAATAACCTGTGCTACAGATGGATCGAGCGCAGTCATCTCATCTATAAGGATTATTGACTTCTTAGCATAGAATTCAGCAAACTTAGTTGCTTCACGAGTAGGATATTTATATCCTGTAAATTCTGTTGCAGAAGTACCAATACCACAAGAAATACATAAGTAAGGAATATCTAGTTCTTTAGCTGTATTACGAGCTATAGTTGATTTACCACAACCAGCTGGACCAACCATCCAGATGTTATTCATACCTGCTTTAATTAAACTTTTAAGCTTGTCTTCTGGTTCTAGTGAACTAAATGAGAATTGAATTTTCTTTAATTCTTCTTTTTCCTTTTCTTCTTCCTCTTTCTTTTTAAATTCTTCTTCTAATTTGTTAAGCAATTCTTTGATTTCTGTTTTACTTCCAAATTGTTCTAGTGCTTTTTTCTCTATTTTTTTCTTCTTTTTGAGATCTGTTATATTAGCTATTTTAATAGCTCCACTACACACTTTGTACTCTTGTCCAGTACAATTTGTAATAGTATATTCTCGAGATTGCCCTCTCTTTCCTTTTACCTCTGAAGTTAATACTAAGAAAATACCTTGTTGTGCTTGTTGTTTTCCTTTAGGATTATTATATTTTATACTACCATAAAATCTATTTCCAGGCTTTAAATCATGGACATCTATATTATGATTAACTAAGGTGCTATCTTCACGTATATTGTCTTCTTGATTTTCAATCTGCTCATCATGCTCTGTAGCTTCAGATGCATCAGTATCTTGAGTTTCTGTAGTTAAATCTTTAGGATCTTTTAACTTCTGTTCTTTTGCACTAGACTTTGCAGGTTGATCTTTTTCTATATCTTGAATATATTCTATTTCTACCATGATGATTTATTTTAATGATTAAAAAAGAATAAGGGTAGTTTTTTACACTACCCTTATTTATTAATAATGATCTACTTTAGATTAAAATGGCAGATCATCTGTTTTATCTGTAAAAGCTTGTGTATTAGTAGTAGATGAAGTTGCACTAAACGGGTTATCGTTTTTTACTTCTTTATCTGCTACAACAGGCTTTGTAAATTGGTCAATATTTAGCATAGCAATAGAAGATGATTTACCTTCTGGCAATTCCATAGGTTCAATAAAAGTATACTTAGCATAATTAGGTAAAGTAGTATATCCTTTATCATTGTATACTATTTTCGCTCTAAGTTTTTTACTCTTATCTACTTTGTTCAGCATATCAGTAATCCACTGAGCAAACTGTTCAAAGCTTTCTCCATTAAAGTCAAGCTCTTCATCTTTATAGTAACAGTTAAGTATCTGCAACATACGAGAATACTGCTTATCCATTTTTGTCTGGAGTTGTTCTTCTGTAGTTACAAACCCACCAAGTGTAGGTTTCCACTCTGTATGGGTTAATGTTGCTCCATCTTTCTCAAAAACAATTTCTAAGAATTGATTACCATTCGGAGAAACTTCTGTTTTTACACTCTTCAATACTACATTTTCAATAATACCAGCGGGAATATACTTAATATCACTTTTGCTAATACTTGCTGCACGTTCTTTACTATATGTCATAATTTCAATATTTTAATTTTTTATTCCGGTAAAAATATTCTATCCATGTGAAAAGTAATGTTATTATTTTCATCACTTTCCGCTACTACAATTTTCTTTCCTCTAAGATGTAAAGCTCTAGCTTCTCTTACAGTTCCTTCACCACCTTCAAATGAAATAATCGTTTCATTTTTCTTTCTATAGCAATATCCAATAGCATCTGCTTCTCCACAAAGTATATCTCCTAGTTTTCCAGTAAGATCTATTGCTATTTCAGTAACATCTTGTCCATCGTAGTTAACCATTTTATCTTTTAAATGTGTAACTAAGATTAATGATTCACATAAATCTCTGAACATATCAATTACTTTTCTAACAGCAGTACGTAAAAACTGGTATCCACTACCTTGTGCTAGTGTACGTACATCAGTACCTTGCCAGTTTTTACCTTGTGGAGTTTGCTTATAAAGTATTGCTGCGTAGTCTAGACACATCTCTTCTAATCTAGTAGCATTGTCGATAGTAATATATTTATATGGAAATTTTCCATTATTGTTCTTAATTTCATTTCTTAAAGCATTTGCAATATCTGCGAAATCTTGAATAGATCTTGCTTGGACTACCATAGCAGATAATGCAGTATATCCATTTTCAAGATCAATTACTAAATTATTTTCGAGAGATGCAATACAAGAAGATTTACCAGCCTTAGGTCTTCCGGCTAAAATTAAAAACTTCGGATTCACCGTTTGTGGTGTACTTTTCTCTTTTGGTAGTATTAACATATTAAAATAGGTTAATGCTTTACCTGTGAGATTCTGAAATTATCTGACAAAAACTGAAATTTTTACACAACGTAAAGTTATTCGTTATTCATTATTGAGAATATTGTTAACAGTAGTACTGTTACTAATATTAATAATAACATTTACTATATTATTTTTATCTGCTTTACGATAGTTATTCAAAAACAGACTGGGATTATCAATAGGAATAATTGTATAACCAATTTGAATAAACTTCTGGTAAATACGTACAGGTTGACCCATGTAAGTAAAATCGTAACCACGATCTTCTTCATAGTCTTCCATAATCTTAGCATATTCTGCTAATCGTTTTAATGCTAAATCAAATTCTGAAATAGCATCATATTGACGCAACTTAAATGCTCGATTTGCGAACGGACATGTAAGTGAATTATCATATGAACATGTCGGTCGATAATATTTTTTATTGAATGCAGAGAAATGTGCATTTCGATTGCATCCAAAACATAGCAAGTCTTCAGGACCTGCATATGATATACTGTATTCCGGATCTTCCGGAGTGTGAATTCCATACCATTTAGCAAACGGTAAGCGGTTTTTAACTTCGTTTAATATACGATTTTTCAAAGAACCCTGAGGGTCAATATTTTGTTTCGGAAGTTTAATTGTAAAACCTTTCATAATCAGCCTTTTTTAATTTGTTTAAATACTACTTTTTGTTCTTCAGCACTTGCAGTATTTGTTTCAATTAGATTGCCATATTGAAGTTCGTTTTCAAATTCTAATATACAGGGTTCACCATCTCTTACTTTTAAGAAATGCATATAAACCTTATTTTTTACAGGTAGACGACGTACTCCATATATAGCTAGATTAAGTATCTCTGGTCTGTGAACAGCAATAACAAAATCACTAGCTTGAAATATTGCGTCAGATGCTGATAAATCACTTCTCATTGGGAAGTGAGTACTTGGATTATTAATTCTATCAGGACTTTCAATATTACGATTCATCTGTGAAAGCTGTATTATACTAGTGTTAGAAAGTTTTTTCTTCTGTATAAACATTTTCTGTAAATCGACTATTGTACTTCTTTCTCCACCTTCTCCATTTACTAGAAGAACGTGGTCTAATACTACTATTAGCCAACGACCGTTAGCTACAGTATTATGAAAGTAATCTATAGTATTACCTATTTCTTCTACATTACACACTTTATCAACAAAGTATATATTGTATTTCTTAATGGTTTCAGCTGCCGATTCAGCTTTTAATAAGTCTTCATCGCTAAGTGTTTCTACTGAACTATATAATTCAGATACAGTTTTCTTAGTTTTATTACTTATTACACGACCAACGTTTCTATAGTCTACCATCTCTAAACTAAAGTATAATACTACGATATCCTGATCAGGATTAAGATCAATTAAATCCATTACTAACATATTTGCAACTGAGCTCTTACCACTACCTGATATACCAGCTATAGTAAATATCATATTTGGTTCAATTCCGCCAGTAGCTTTATTGAATTTATCCCATCTAGTTTTTAATGATACTATACTATGATTTTTTCTAGCTTTAATGTAGTTTATGGATTTATTTGCTACCTGAGATATTGACTCAAAAGGTAGTATTTTAACGGCATTCTGTTCCGTATTCTCCATAACTTACAGGTGTTTCAGATTCATAACTCATTTGCTCTTCAATAACCTCCCACTCATGTTGAGTGAGCCATTTCCACATCGTCTTCATATAACCTATCTTACCAGTTATCATTTTGTTTTCAATTTCATATTGAAGACATTGAAGAAGGTGTTCGTGCATTGCTCTAGATTTACCTACGATACGATTATATTCTTTACGACACTTATTTATATTAGATCGTAAAAAACCTTTAGTACCATCTGGTCTTAAAACATACACTGGAAATACTTCATAGAACTCATCAAACCATGTCTTATCTTGTTTTACACTTGATAATAGTTTTTCTGTAGGACTATAAATTTTATTATCTCCTGAAGTAGTAAAGGAGATAAGGTCATTGTCGATTAACTCTTGTATGTCGTTTTCACTTATTCGGCTGAGAAACTTGTGAACGTCTTGATTATTACTTTGATTATCATTCAACACAAGAGTTAAAAATACTAACTGATTAATTGATATTTCTCCAAAAATATCTAATAATGTTGTATCTAATTCTAGTATCATAATATAGTACTTTATGAACTAACTTTTGATACAATCTGGAAATATTTGTTAAAACAACGTTAGTTGTCTTGGTTTTAATTCTTCAATGATCTTTAACGCTTCCTTTAAATAGTAGCGATAATTGATCTTTCTTTCTTCTATAGGTTTATTATCAAATTTATTTAGTATAGTAACACCAGATGCAGTGAGTAGATTAGTATAGTCTACTCTAGTACCTTTAGTTATAATCTTTGAACTATAAGGCAATATCTGTTCTACATTAGAATTATAGTAAAACTGATTTGGATCTGTAGTTATTATACTTTCTCCTGTTTTGAAACATACGAGATATTGCGGTATCTCAACATCTCTGTTTACTATTTTACATTTATATAAATAAGGACCATTAGTAGATGCATAAAATCTATTGATTCTTTGTATCAGTTCTCCATTATATTCTACAGAGAATTTCTTATCTACTTTCTGGTAAGTAAGAAACTTCTTAATATCTTTACAATTGTAGATAGTATCTTTTACAGGAATACTATCAACAAAATAATCTCTAATAGCTTCTGGAATAATCTTTGCAGACATTCCCTTACCAAGTAATACCTTAGTGATGAACATACCTTTTTCTTTGATATAATCATCTTTAATCATATCTAAAGAAGTATAAGGCTTCTTCTTTTTATTTAGAGCTTTTTCTGGTTCAGTTTCAAACAATTTCTTCATTGCTTGATAACCTTCTTTTACAGCTATATAATCATTAATAGCATACTGATACATAGCTTCAAAACGATCTTCCTCTAGGGTTAATCTCGTTTGTTGTTCCCATTCCTTACATATACTTTGTAATTTTTCATACAGATTCTTCTTAAGAAGAACAAATAAACCATCTGTATTTGCCTGTACTATTCTACAGCCAATATCAGATAATCTTTCTGCTAACATAAGTAATAGTAATTGTCCATTTATTCTAATCTGCATTACTGCGAAAGGACTATAACAGAAATTATGTTCATTCTGTAGATTACCACTAAGACCGTTTAATGCTAATTTAAGCGTTTTATCTTTAGTCTTAATACCATTATGTTTTGCTTCTATTCGTTCATCTTTAACTTGATTATAAACTTCTAGAAATTCAGGACCCAAATGCTTTGGGTAGAATTTATACTCTATTATCATACTGGGATACAGAGATGCAACATCAATATCTATTAACATTTCATCTTCCTTAGGAATAATTATCTCAGGTTTGTTTTCAGAGTGAATACCACCAACTCCTACAGAATATTTTAATCCTCTAAATACAAATTTGTTTTCGTATCCTTTTCTACCTGGTGATACTATCTGCTTTTTCATATCAGATAGTACATTACGAAGTATAGGATCTTTATATTCTATATAAGGCAATATTACTTTGTTTAGGTCTATAACATCTGCTGGGCTTCTCAAGTCTTTAATATCCCACCATGTTAAACCAGTCTTTTCAAGATATTTCTGCGTTAGAATTTTCATTCCAATGTTTACTCCATCTTTACTTAATACTCTTACTTTATATTCATCTTCGATAGCTATTCTTAATTCTATATCTTCAGAACACAGATTTAATAATTTTTCAGTAGAATTAACATCATTCACATTATACTCAATCATCTCTTCTATTCTATCTTCTTCTAGAAACTTATTAAAGTCTCCATTGAATTCTAGAACATTAGGATATTGCATAGTTACTTGCATTTCCTTCAATCCAACACGCAATTTCTGTGAATATAACATAGTAAGTATATCAAATGAATCATACCATACTTGATATTTCCATTTTTTCCATGCTTCTATGTTGTCATCTGCTTGAGATGTAGTTATAGTTCTACTTAAGTTAAAAATACTATCACATATCCTTAGATATGGTTTATTTTTAAGTATATTATAATAATCTATTATATAATTAATAATAGGATTATCATAATGTAAATTATTATATCCTGCAAAGATTTTATTTGAATCAATTTGAGTTTCAGTAGTATAGAGATCTCCAAATTTTAATGGTATATTAACATTTGGTACACGAAAAAAATCAACTAATTCTGATAATTGATTTTTTCTGCTTGATATCTCAAACTTATGAAACTTTCCTAATTCAGTATTCTTTGCTGTGCAATGAAATACATTTGGGAAAACTTCAATATCATAGACGTATACTGTTTTTCCTCTTATCTTCATAGCGTATAAATTTAGTGGAGTATATGGGAATCGAACCCATGATGCCGATTGGTTGCAGCACTATAAATAGTGTATTAGAGTCTCTCTAATATTCCTCCCTGTACCCTGCGCTTGCCTACTAGCTGAATACCCCATGAGGCAGGATTCTTTATAGACTATCCTGCTAAAAGTCTGTCGCTCTACGCTGCTTGCTTTATCTCTGGCAAATGTTTAGCAAAGCGTTTCTTTTCTAAAGTTGCTCTATCTACTATTGTAATAGACTCATAATTACTATACTTATCAGATAACTTTGTATTTAGTTTAGTAACTACTTCGGTAAGTTGTTCAATGGGTAGATTAGAGTAGCTTGTTTTAAACTCTTTATCGTTTGTAGTAGCTATAACTACTTTATACGGTCTTTGTTCTAAATACTGTAGCTTCTTAGACATCTTGAATTCTTCAAGTTGTTTAGCTACTTTCTTAATTTTCTCTTCGTGAGCTGCTTTATAAGCTTGTTGTTTAGCAATACATTCTGCTTTATTGCTACCATATAGATTCTGTACCAATTCTTTATGGTAACCAGAATAAGGACGTTCTTCTAATAACTGTTTTTTATCCTTTTTATCAGATACCTGTGTAGGTTTCTTAGGAATACTAGCTATGCCTTTTTTAGTTTCATGATACTCCTTTCGTGCATTAGTAGCTTCAGGAGTCCACTTATAAGTATATACTTCTCTACTTACTATTTTATCATGACGACGAGTAGTTACAAATTCCTTTGTCATAGGTTTAATATTTTCTGACAAAGATATTCCTTTACTACACATAGATTTATAATCTGAGGATTTAGTTAATCCGTAACGTTTCTGTAAGTTTTGCTGGTATTTAGCATTTTTCTTATTTCTAGTATCTTGATTCATAACAATTGATTTTAATAGTTAAAAACTAAAGGAAGCTGAATAGGTTAATGTTTTAAGATTTCCCGTATGTACTCTCCCTATCGCTTCCTTATTATATTTTAAGCTGCTAAGCACATTGGAGCAGCAGAATCATCAAATTCTGTTTCTTCATTGAACTTAGTAAGTTTCTCTTTTAATTTCAGAATCTCTAAATCGAGTTCTTTTATTCGTGCTTTAACCCAATTTGAAGTTAAAACTTCAGTCTTATTTAGAGCTTTTTTACCTTTCTTAGACTTAAGAACGGGATTCAAAGTTCGTATACGACTTAGATGTACTTTCATTTCTTGTAATTCACATAATTTAAATACATCTAATTGATTACAATCAGCTGGTAAATCACTAAATTTCTTTATACCCATATTGATACATAGTATCTTTAATTTAACAATTACTCGATCATCTGTAAGACCTTTGATTGTATTATAAAGTTCTTTCAAATCATAAGTACGTTGATAATTACGATTTACTACATTCTCAATAGAAATGATATTCCAATATTTAGTAATATCTGCTGATAGTTTATCACGCTGTTCAATAAATTTATTTGCTTTCATATATACTTGATTTTAATAATTTGACAATTAGTTAATTACATATAGTATATTAGAAAGTCTACCTGTGTAGTTAATAGACCGATCAAAGCCTAATAACTTAAAATATCAGCTATCTTCACAGACCGCTGATATGAATAACAATAAAATTAAGAAATAAGACAGACAAGATCAAAGAGTTAGCGCCTCTGTCACATCTCGATACGGCATCCGATTCTTCTTCTCTCGGCTTTCCAACACTTAGTTACCTTAGTAACATTATCAGAGGCAAGTAAGTAAGAGTATATACGAACCCAACCAAATGTATATACTCTTACTGATTTTATGTTGATTTTCAATTATTTTCTACTTAATACGAACCCAACCAAATGTATATATTCGATTATAAATCTCCTTCAACATGTAAACTGACGGGTATTCTTTCATACCCAAAATCTATGCAAGCATTTGCTATCCCAACCATTTTGCGTCGCTTGCTGTTATTACCCATATTTTTGTCAAAGCCTGGGTCATCTTTTGTAATATCATAGGTCAATTTTAATGGACTGTTTTCATCAAGTAATGTACAATAATACAATAATAACTCGATTACTTTTTCTTTTTCATCTTTCTTAAGTACTTTATCAATTGCTTCTGTCAGAAACCCAACCAAACCTGACTTATCACAATTGTTACTTTCTACACCTGTGATGATAAAAGCTATTCTTTGTACTAAACTAAAAAAGTCTATTACATAATAGGAATTAAACCACTTATTTACCCAACCATATTTGTGGCGTCCTATTAATACTGTTCCATCGTATCTAACTTTAATTGTTTTGCTCCCATCCATTAGCAAATTATTTTGAATGCGAGGATCAGACATAATTAGCTGTAACATCTGCAAGTGATATGAATCTATTGGCTTTTTACTTGTTGCCATAGTTTTATGTACTTAAGATTAATTACTCGTCGATGCTCTTATAGTAAGCAGTAGTGTCGTCCTTAGTAATCTTGTTGATTTGTTCCAGAGAAGCTCCCTGATTTGCTAATTCATCAATAAAATTATTAAGATCAGTCAAATTACTCTGATTCAACTGAGTGATAACTTCTGTTACCATTTTAACATTCCAGAACGGAGACCGTTCTCCAGTTGCTTCAAACTTCAAGATAGCATCTTGAACATCTTTCGGACCGGCTTTCAATACGATATCTACATCTGCCCGTAAATCAAACTGCAACTTTTCGTCATTATTAAACATAATAACAATCTTACCATTTGCAGTCCGCACGATATCTACGTTGAATAAATCAACAGTTTCAATCATATACTTCTTCATCGGATTTGCAAGTACAAGTCCTGGCATATCACCAGCCATTTTTTTCTTGTAATTCAAATCTAAATTATCACTTACGGGGATTGCCAACCGCCGACCAACTAAAGCACGGCTAAATGCAATTACTTTAGTACGTAACTGTGTAATTTCTTGCTGAGTAAAACCTTCTGGATTTTTGAACACGCTTTCATATTTTGTTGTTTCCATAATCTCTCCTTTCTTGATTCCGTGGTTGATTCCACCTACGGAGTAAGTTAATACTAAGTTAATTTAAAAAGTAAGCTATAGAGTTCTTTTATCTAAGTGGAATAGTGTCTAATATCTATTCGTTTATTAAAAACTTAAAAACCACTTCTTGTATTCAAACAGTAAAACTCTATAACGAAATTCTGCTAAGATTTGATAAGTAATCTGAAAAAACTATAAGATAAGCTTTCGTATTATTAACATTACTACTAGAACGTGATGTTATTACTTCACTCGGCATTCCCCGTAGGACTTTACTCATGAGACAGATGAGTCAGCCGTTCTTCATAAAATTATTAATACTAAACTATGAAAATATATGTAATTCGATATCTGAAAATCGAATGCTATGCTAGTTAATACCTAAAGAGGTACAACGGGACTCCAACGGTAGGAGATTTATACCCATCAAATAACATTATAACTGAAATTATCTGAAAATCGAATGCTATGCTAGTTTCTGATTGTTTAAAGAGCCTAACAGCAACTATAACGTGCTCTTTTTCCTATTATAGTAAGGAGTACTGTATATGATTCATAACCTACAACTGTTACTTCACTATCGGTAATACTTCTACCGAATTTTATTTTGAGCTGTTTATGTTTCAAAACACCCACTCTATAGCCTAATAGTTTATTCTAAGGCTGCGTGTACTTACGACTTTGTTCTTATTCTGCACATAACTTTAGGATTTCCACCTATCATCCTTTAATGTAAGGAATCAGCGTCACTTTACATATATTGTTGCGCAATATACTTTAAATGTTTCAAATGTCAGCAATTATATTGTACAGTCGAGGGTGGCTCGGATTTACTTTCGTCTTCTTATCACTACTCGTCCTAAAACCTACCATTGAACTTCCTCATTAGTTAAGTTAAACATGTTTATTCTCTCATAAATAGAGACTTCCTAAATAGATTTACATTCTGTCACTTCCCGTTAAGACTACTACTTAGTGCAATGCACAGATTTTTCTCCGGTCTGCTTCGTGTCCGTCTCTTAATGTGTCTGCTTCTCTTCAACCTGGGAGTAGGGCGATGCTCACTTTCACATATACTCTTAAGGATAGAGTATCTCACCTTGTGCAAATTTGATAAAACTCCAGTTATGCTTCTGGATAAAATTATTTAGTACTTCTAAGCTTTATGTCTTCCGCTTAGTATTGAAATAGTGTTATTGCGCACTTCATCCGCTAGTTATCTTTATGTTCCTGTTGCAAAGCACTCTAGGTTTATACTCAGATAGATAACAACTGAGTTTATTATAATATTACTTGAACTCACATACTCCTTATTTCCTAAAGAGGTCCGTTGCAGGATTCCTTATTTATTAACATTGGATCATTGCTACTCAGCCAATAGGCACACAATCTACTACTCACTTTGTCACTCTATCCCTCTATACTGGAGTGTATAGTAATACAAGCTTAGGATTAGCTATGTACTGATTAACATAACATTGCGCATAGGCTTTACGCCTAATCCAGGTAATCTATCAATATTTTTTCAATAAGTAGTGCTATAATATTATAATTAAGTACCTTCATATATACTATCTCTAAACGTATTAAGTTACAATATAACTGTTTAGATAAGTATAGAACACTATACTGACATTTTTATATGGTCTGTGCCATAAAGGGGAGTTTGGAGCTACCCTAGAGCGTTATATGCTCGATAATGTTCAGCACGTAGTCTTGGACACTACGATTTGTTGGGCATCATCGTGTTTATTACTCCTTCTTGATTCAAACTATGATAAGTCTGCGAGTAACTTAAGAGGATTTCGTTCCCCTTGTACTGTTTAATTTTGTAGACTGCTCTCTACTAATTGCGTCTTCTGTTTCTGTCTCCAGTCGGTTCTCACCAAAAACAAGAGGGTTGTACACGCTCTCCCTCTATCTTATTGCCTCTTCAGTTTATAGATAGTATATAAACACAATAAGTTATTATACTTTCAGTAATAGCCTATAGTTGTAGCTATACTCTATTCCTACTAATATTCTGTACTATCTTAATTTTAAGAAAGTAATCTAACCATTTACTTTCTAATCCTTTGATTTAGATATCTCTGGATATACACCATTATAGCTCTATAATCGCATTGGCTGTTCTAGTTGCGACTCAGATTCATCTTCTCTGATTGTTGTTGTTTCAGTCTTTGGAGAATATCCGTACAAGTGGTTTTATTCTCTTTAACTGATGGCAGTTCTCTTACCTTAATGTATTTAGGTACTTCCTTCTCTACAATAGAAGTTAGATAGATGATACTGTCTTTCTTTTTGATTTCAACATTGATATTTTGTTCTGGGTTGCTTTGTCCATTTAATTTTATAGCGTTATTGTTCAAATTAATATCAATATTAAAGTCTTTTGTCCGAGGTACATCTGTGAACTTCGGAATCACATACTCATGTGCGGTGGCAGTATTCGTATAGTTAGTTACAAATCCTACATATCCACCGAAAGCTAGCATTGCTAGCGTAAACAAAACTGTTGGTTTTTTACTCATTTTGATAATGCGTTAGTTGTTACTTTTTAGTAGCATACGCAGATTTCTCAATATAGAAAGTAAGAGGATTCAAAGAGGTTGATGTGTACAAGCTAGATACTTTCTGCATTACTTGTTTCAACATCTTGTCATTCATTTCTGCTCCATAAGCAATCCGTAGATTGTTTACAGTCTTTATTGCTGAAATGTGTTTACCTTTAAGATTCAGACCCTTGATTTCTGGATATACAAGTTTGTCTTCATCTTTACCTTCGTTATTAGCAGAAGTAATAATACGATTGATCAGATCGTCATTAGTTCCACTAATTAATTGAGAATACCGTTTTGCTTCTTCTTCGTAGTTATTGTTTTTTGCAGTTTCATCAGTAATCTTCTTAGCTAAGAATACTTTCACAACATTAGCAACTTGCGCATCGTTGTATGTTGTTAATTGGTTCTTAAGCCAAGCATGAGATGCTAAAACTGACAAATTACCAGTTAAATTACCCCAAATAGCATTCGCACAACCTTCAAGCAATGTAGCGTTTCGTCCTGCTTCCTTCATCTTAAGTAATACAGTTGCTAATACTTGTGCTGGTTCTGCATCTTTGTCAAGTTTATAGGCTTCCCGTGCAAATTCAATCATATTTGCTACGTTCTTACCTATACCTCCTGACTTCTGCTTGTGCCGCATGTTCATAATAGTACACATTGCTGCTACTTTCTGTTCATCGGTAACACATTCTTCGGGTTTTGGCATTTCCTGAGTTTGCGGAACTTTAGCATCTTGTTCTAAAGCTTTCTGCATTTCAGGATTTGTCTTTGCGACAGCATCTTTGAAGTTAATCTCAAGCTGTCCATCAGATGTTTTGCTAGGAAGCAAATTAACACCGAGGAACAAAGAAGCTGTTTCATTCAAATATGCAAACATTTCTTCGTTCACAGTAAAGCCTTGTTCTTTTGCATCATTCTTGAATTGGTCATTCCATTTCTGAATCAATACAAACATCATAAGGTCTGCCTGTTTTCCTGTTGCTTGATACATTGCCCGATCGTCTTTAATCTCTTCACGGCGTTTCAGAATTGCATTCATCAAATCTACTGAGTGATTTGCATCAATTCTGTCACTGTTTTGAGTTACGATATTAGGCGCAGGAGCTGCTGCTGGTTTAATAGTTGGAGCATTGCTGATGTCAATTTCTTCAGCTTCTACTTCTTCTATTTTTTCCTTCTTTGGCTTCTGCTGTTTAGGTTTCTTTTCAGTAGGTGTAGATTTAGGATCTTCCTTCTTTGGCTCCTCAACTGGCTTAGTTTCAGGAACTTCAGCAGGAATAGGATTCTTAATTCCTTCCTTAATCCGTTTGACGTCAATTCCGTCTCCCTCCTTTACATTAGATACTGGGAAGAGAACACTAGTAGTTTCACTAGTTTCATTGTTCTTCCACTCGGCTTTGATATTTTCAATGCCTTTACTGTCTTTCTCAATCTTAAGAGAAAGTAGACTCATATACGGTGATTTTGTGCACAACATATGAGTTTCATATGCTGATTTACCCATTGGAGTCTGATAGACACCACCTTTCTTTCGTTCAGCTGGTTTCTCTTCAGGCTTCTTTTCTTCTGGTTTAGAATCTTCTACTTTTGTTGTTTCTACTTTAGCTGAAGCTTCTACTGCTTCTTTAGCTTTTTTCAAAGCTTCTAAATTTCTTGCTGCTTTTGCACTTGGAGTCTTTCCACCTTTATTTCTTTTTGCCATATTGATTATGTTTTAAATAAATTAATAACTTAACAATTAATACACTTAAATTATGAAATTAAGTGCAGTCAACTGTCATCTTCTATCTCTGCATTGTTAGGCATGGTAGGTGTATCTTCTCTATCAGTTGTTACTAACGTCTCACCTCCGTCTTCCTGACCCATTTCATAAGATTGGTTATCTACTGTCCCTACAAAAGCAGTAGAACCTTGAGATGTGGGATTAGGAGCCATAGTAACAACTAACTCTTGAGAAGGAGTATCTGAGGTATTTGCAACTACCTTTTTTACTCCAGTACCTACAACAAAGCCTAGTAAAAGTACGCATACTAAGAATACGTACAAACTAGCACTTTTACACATTCTAGAAATGATAAAAGATGCTAATGCTCCTAAAAGGAGTAAACAAAAACTAGTCATATTGTTGAAAGTATTTGTTAATAATCTGTTTTCTGTTTAAGTTTTTGTCTTGCTTTGTTTAAATCACCTTTTACGGCTAATTCATTCATTGCAAGCTTACTGGCTATCTCTTTATAAGACATACCATCTATACGAGCATTAATTAAATCTCTATATTTCTTCTTAAGAGTAGGTATAGCTTGTAAGACTATATCTAATTTTTCCTTTAGAATTAAATCTTCTTCAGGACTTCTCTCTAAAGCAGATAGTTGAATTGGATTTTCATCCTCATCAACATAGTTATTTAATTGCTCTTTTTTGTTTCTACGTATATAGTCTATTGATGCATTAACAGCAATAGTCTTTAACCACATATTAAATGAAATATGTTGAGTATACATAGATAATTTCTCATAAGCTTTAGTAAATACTACTGATGTTAAATCATCAGCAACATCTGTATTCTTAACTACACCCATAATAGTGTACCAAATATCAGTTTTATACTTATAGTATAACTTACTAAATGCTTTTTGAGAACCTTGTTTAGCTTGCTCCACTAGATCTATTATTTCTTGTGTCATATAGCTAAATTTTAGTGGATTGTAGTTAACCCAATAACTACAATCCTTAAATTCAGAAGGGAAGTTTTATAATTTCTTTGCAATAATAATTATTTACTGCTAGACATCTTTTGTAGAATACATCTGAGATATGTTCTCTCCATTCTTCTTTCTCTTCTTCATTGAGAGGATATGCCATTTTCAATGACATATTAATAGCAATCCTTACTCTTACTAATCTAGTCTGAAGACTTAATATTTTATCTTCTAATAGATTGTTAAGAATATCCATCCACAGTCTTCTATTTATCCACTTATTGATACTTAGACAAGTGTTACTAGTAACTATCTTAGATTTTAAATTAGGTGGTATATTTGCCCAATCATCCAATACACTATCTGCATATCCTAATACTTTAGTATCAAAATTTGCAGAAGATATAATCTTGTCTAAAGTAAACCTATAAGGTTCCTCTAATTCAGCATTGAGTGCTTCAATAAGTCTCTTAAAATCGCTCATTATGGTTCTCTGTTAAGTGCTTTACAAATTACAGTAAATACATAGTTAGCTTGAGACATTTTTAGGCTGTATTTCTTCTTTAAATGCAGTCTAGTTCTTACTTTAGCTTGTTCTACACCATATAATGGTAAAGTTGATTTATAGTAAGCAATACCTTCTTCGATGATTTTATCTTTTCTAGAATCTTCTCCTAAGCCTTCTAGAGTCTGTAAATCACCAATACCTACATTATCAACTACTTCAGTAATAGATGGTAATGCAAATGTATACTTTTCAGGATACATCATAATATCTACTACTTCAGGACTGTCTTTAGTAAGATCTTTAGCTTTACCATTCTGTTTAAAGTAATTAAGATCAATTGCACCTACTACTTCTAATAATGGTTCTACTCCGCTTAAAAGGAGTAATACATTAGTTTCTGGACCTTGTGCGATCCACATACCTGCTTTTAACATAATCCTTTTGTTTTAAGTATTTTGATAAATTCATTTTTGAATCTCTTTACTACAACTGCTGCATCCATTGGACTAATATTGAATTCAGAAGCTACTTTCTTTCTAAATTCCATTTCTCCACTGCATTGCTGCATTACTTCCTGTAGTCTTTCTCGCTCTCCTGGTTCAGTCCAGCGAACATATTGAACAATTTCCATGTTAATTCATTTGATGTTCAAGATCTTTAATTTTATTATAGATGCCTACCCAATATATCAAGCCTTCTTTACTTTTTTCAGCTTGAAACATTTCATAGATTTTGCATCTATTGAATCCGACTGAAATGTTATGTACACCACGTCGCCAACCTCTACCTCCCTTCATTACTGATGGAGTTGCTTCATATACATACTCAATGAACGCAGTAAGTTTACGTTCTCTTGTAAGAACAATTTCCCAAGTCTTAGGTAATCTATTCCTAATAAAACCTCTTAAGCCTTTTTTATCCATGTTTATATTTAAATATTTTTGTATTATGTCCAAATTCAAACTTAATTGTATAAATACTATTTTTAATAGTTACTTCATCAAGTGTTATTTTAACTTTACTTATAAAATTATTAAGATAATATGTACTACAAATATACCACGAGACTATTCTATAATAGTCTCTTCCATTATTACTACTAATCCATGCTTTTGCATAATAATCAGTCATACTATGGAATGATTGATCGTTACATATTGATAATAATACACGAAGCTCTTTTTGTATAGTATCTAAGATTTCTGCTTGAGTATTGAATTCTTTTTCTTTACCCTTTTTATGCCGACCACGATTCATAAGTAGTTTCTTTAATTGAAGACTGAAGTCTTTCTATAGCTGTCAATAGAGTATCTATTCTTATTATTACTTCTGTATCCTTGACAAAGTATTTAATATGTTTTAGATTAGTAATCATACCTGCTAAAAGCATAAGAGATAGGTTTCTTCTACTTGCCTTTAATTGATTTAAAGTCTTTTTCATCTACAAAATGTTTTTAAGTATTGTTCATAATGTTTCTTTTCATTTATTGAAGCTAAAGCATCTAATTGATTATAATTCTTTTTAGTTAAAGTAAAATCATAATCTAATAATGCTTCTTTCAGATTGTAAAATACATTATAATCAAACAAATCTCTGTTACTTATTTTGATTTGTTCAACGAGAGCCGTTTCAAATATAGCTAGTAATCTCAGAATATATTTATTATTCTTTTTAACTGCTAGTCATAAACCTTTACTTCCTTTACTATAATCTAAAGGAATAATTGATACTTTGTTATAATCTATTTTCATACTCTAAAATTTAATTTTGATAATATTTGTTTACGGAGCGGGACTCGAACCCGCACTCTTCAGTATTGTCTACCTGTGTCTATCCATTTGCACGATCCGTAACCTGCTTTTTACGACATTAGCTTAGCCGTTGACTAATCGTATTACGCTGCAATACGAGTATAGTCTGTTACAAAAGATTTGTCATTTCTGACGTTTATTGACCTATTCATTACTGTTTCTGCGAATCAATACCTGTATGCCCCTTTTATAAAAATTATTAGTGGAGCATTTCCGAATTGAACGGAAGTCTTCTTCAGGCATATAATGACCTAACAGTCAATATACTTTTATTTCTATAGGATTATCTCCAAAACACATATTTCTTTTATCAAATGGTACATAATGAGTATATAAGAATCCTGCATCATTAAATAGTTTAGCCGTACCTATTGGTACACTAATAGAATTATTATGTTTTGGATCTATCCACCAACTTCTTTTTGTTGTTTCATGAACATATCTAACAGGTTTATTATAGAATAGATGTTCACCCCACATATCTGCTGCAATATAGCTCATGATAAATAATTTTAAGTTGTAAATATAAAGAGTTTTGCACACCTCTGCGCCTTCATATCCTGGCAGATTGGATAACGCCTCAATTAGAGAGATATACATCATACACGAGTTTTCATATATCATTGGGTTGATATAATAGTACAATATACTCTTTTAGTAGTATAGAGAGTGATCAAACTCTCTATACTTGATATGTAATCCTAAAGTAATAGTATATACTGTTGATTATGAGCATAAAAGCATTAAATCTAGTATATAATAGCATAAAGCTGCTATTACTTTAGAATTTATAGTCTTTGACAGAATACATATTATACCAAGTGCTCATCTAGCAAGCTAGAGACTCGATTGAAATATAGACATAAAGTACTATATGTATATGTATTTTGATATACTTACTGTTTTTCGTCTATGAGACTATCCTTTATTTGTTAGCATAAAAGCATTTAAATAAAGAATGATCTATTTATAGCACATGATCAGTAGGCATAATATCCTATTACTAGCATAAAAGCATTGAATAGAACTGTCAATTCAGTTCATGTTGCCCCGAACTCCTCAATGCGACAATGCGACTTATATAGTTTGCAGGGTTCACATTTATTCTATTTAGCATAAAAGCATTTAGAATTTGGATGTTGATTAAAGATAGATATTTTCGTATCTTGAACCAAAGATTTCTTCTTTCGCTTTTGCGATAGCTTCGTCTTTCTTATCTGTAAGTTCTGAGTACTTTTTGTCCCAAGCTTTGTAATCACCAGTAGCTTCAAATTCAGCTTGAGCTTTCTTCAGTTCTTCAGAAAAGTCCTTCATAATGTTCTTATGTTTTGATGCAAAACGTCCGTTTCTTTCAGCTTTAGAAACAGCTTTGTCACATTCTTTGATTCTACGTTTTACTTCCATAGAATCACGTTCTAACTGTTCTTGTTGTATCTGTTTCTTAGCTTCTGCAACTGCTGCGGCTTCAACTTTACCGTCTTTTTCTTCTTGAGCTTTCATTCCAGCTTCAAAGTTATAATTTCCATCAGTTGCTTTGTCACACAACATTGTTGCACCTAACATAATTCCTTCAAGGTTCATAAAATTCTTCATAATTCTTTTGATTTTAATTGTTAATAATTGATTTATTTAAGTGAATGAATTAACCCCATAAAGTATCTGATAAACTTCTGCGATAGATCTCATCTCTTTCTTCTTGAATATCTATCTGCATTTGAATAACAATACTTATCAGTTCTTCTTTTGTTTTCTTTTCTAGTTCTTCTTTTGTCCACATAATAATAAAGAAATAGAAAGTTATACTATCTATTCGTACGCCTTATTTGATAGCTAGCCCTTTTCCTTCTCCTGACCTTAAATAAGGTTGACCGTTGTATAGTCCGTAGGTATTAATCACCTTTAGGGGTCTGGCGTTATAACCTTCTGTGTTGATTGGATTCTATCATAACTACTTAATTAGTAATTCTTAGTTAAACAATAGCTCTTTCCCTTTTATACGGTTGCATTTTAGAATGTCTAACTCTCTTTTTAGACTGATATTCAGCTGCTTTTCCTGATTGCTTAGAACCTGGAAAATGAGATTCTTTATAGGTCTTTCCCATGATTATAACACTCTAATTGCTTGTACTAAAAGGTCAAAGATATAAGCGCATCCCTTTTTGTTGAGATACTCAATTGTAACTTCTTTTTCATCCAGCATCATTTCAATTTGTGGTCTAGTTAACTTACCATCTTCAATTAATTTCCAAAAATTGGCATTAATTGCAGCGATATTCATTAGACCAGCTGCTGTACACACAGTAATAACATCTTTCAAGATGTTTTCAATCATTTGTTTATTTGAAGAACTAGTTACAAATTTACTTGTTTCAAGTATTTCTGTATGTACTTCTGATAAACCAAGTTTTTTAGCCATAAGAGCTACTGCTGTTACAATACTTTCCTGATTGATTGATGCAGGGATTCCAATAATTACAAAGTTTAAAGATTTCATTTGATATGAATTTAAAGTTGTTTATAAATTTCTTGACTATAGTACTTACCGCATCTTTCACAGTAAGTTCTTTTAGTAATAGGAATATTTAATTCATTGTTGTTAGGCTCATTTTTCCATTTGTGCCCATGAATTAAACATTGTGAACGTAATGCAACTTCTTTTTGCTTTTTAGGATTGTCTAATAATTCTAATTCAGCAAGTCGTTTGATGTTACTATGATAGGCCTTTAGCCTTCTGTAACTACTGATTTTCAGTTTGATTTTCTTAAAAATATTCATTCTTTCATATTTAATAGTTTTAATTATACAATATTTTGAGGACGTCTAGCTGCAACTAGATGGTTTTATCAATCTTAATTATATATTAACACACATTTTCTACTGTACGCTTACAGTAAATAAAGAAGGTATGTAACAGTTTATACAATATATTGCAGTATATTGCAGGCTTGACGATTCACATCGTTGTGTAACTTCTACACTAATACAGCTTAATTGAAATACTAATTAAAATGACTCTCACTTAGTTTTAACTCATAAGCAGATATAGCTGTCAAACTAATCTTATTGGAGTACATGGTTTTAACGTCTGCACTAATACTAATCTCCTCCACCTACCTTCAAACGACAGCAATGCTGCCCTCTGAAATGATTAGATATAAGCCCCACATGTTTGTCACTGATTCTCACAGTAAGGAGGCAGCTGCATCTATTCTCACGAACCAATACAGCTTTATCTGATGATATTTAAAATCCTATTTTCTTCTTTATAGAATCATCTTTTTTACAAAACATTATAGTAGCCAAGTATTGTGAATCTGTTGCAAATAAATGAGTATGTGCTTCATCTTCACTATAATTCTCAAGCTTTTCTAATTCTTTGTTTACTCTAGTTTCATATTGTTCTAGAGATTCATCTTCGTGTTTTAACACTAATTTTCTAATGTACTGCGGCATGAATTGAGTCACTATTAAGTTGTGGTAATGAGGACCTTGGCATACTATCTGGTATATATTCTTTTTGTATATCCATACTCCTCTTTATTAATTTATCATAAAAGTCTTTGTTACTAATATAAATAGAAACAATTTCATGATTTGATAAATCTGTACCTTTAGTTACAAGTATTTGAGTTAGTACTTGTTCTGGCATAACCAAGAACACACTATCTACATACTTGTCTAATCTCATACTTTCACGCCATTGTAGCACTTCTTGTACTGTTGGTGCTACTACTTGCTCAATTGTGTCCGTTTCAGGGATTTGTTTTTCTTTAGGACTACGAGGTCTTGCACAACTGATAAAAATTGCTAATGCTACTATTGCTGCAATTAGCCAAAATACGTATTTACTTTTCATTTTTGATAAATGTTTTTAAGTTAACACTAAGTATATAAATGCTATCAATATTGCATCTATCACAATTAATACTCTTGTTACTGGATGTGTTTCATACCAGTTTTCAAATTTATTCCACCATACATCTGCTAAATCAGCTTGGTTTGATTTCTTTGTATCCATCGTCTTTATCTTTATATCCACTACCAAGTGTATATACAAAAGATAATACGCAGAATATAAATAGTGCGATTATCACTACTTTAGAGTAATACCAATAATTCCAATAATCGGTATATAACAGTCCGTACACTTCTTCATCAAAGAAATATATTCCTTGATGTTCAATAATCATCACAGCTGCAAATAATGCAGTTATGAGTCCAAATAAAAAATACATTAACTTTTGCATAATAATTATTTATTGATTAAATACTATTTGCTACAAATACTATTGTTACTACTATTGCTAATAATATTAGTAAGTATACTAATAATCTGATAGTAATAACAATGCGCCAGAATCGTTCATTTCCCATATACTTTTATACTTATTGTTGAGTTTTTGCCAAAAATGATGTCCTTCTTTTGTATGTCTCCATATAAGTGTACATTCAATTGCCATACTAGGAACTCTTAATTTTGTATAAAATGGTTCTAGGTTTATTTTTTTATCGTGAGCATATTTACTACTGCCGTCTAAAAAGCTATCTAATACTTTTTCTTTAATAAGAAACGTAAGCAATAAATAAGGCATATTAAATAATATTTGCCTTCTGACTTTTTGTTGTTCTGTTAACTTTTTCATTGATTGAATTGTACTTTTTTATGAACTTTAAATGTTACTTCAGTATCACTTTTAACTTCAATGGTAAAATGAGGAGATGATTTACTATCTATTCTTCGTTTGATCCATTTAACTACGTAATCCGCAGTTAATACTTCAAATTGCAAATAGCTACGCCATTTTCCACTCTTACCGATGTGTAGTTTTAGATTTCCTCTGTCAATATTAGTAACAGGGTTAACGCGACTTTGTTTTGAGTTAACTAATTTAGCTACTACTATGTCGCCGATTTTAAGATTTTGAAATTGTTCTAATGTCATATCTTTTTTAGTTTATTGATTAAACATATAAAGAGGACAGCTAATGCTGTCCCCTACTATTTACGTATAGTTACGTTGTCACTCTTTGTTCATCTAGTGACAGATGCTCAGAACTATTTTTCAAATCTAAAATAGTGAAAACTCCTTTATACTGAGTTTAGATAGTGCTTATACAAATCGTATCACACACTACGATGATACTATTAATTACGTAATCAGGCTCTGTGTCTATATACAGGCTTGCCACTGCTTTTCTAGCCACATTAAAATTACGCAATAAAGAACTCTAGATTAGTTTGAATACATCTAACTAATAGTTCATACTTTCTGATAAAGTGTTTTCTGGTTTTTATAATTTTAACTTTTAATATTATTTGTTAGATTAAAGTCTGCAATAATATTTTTTACTACAGGTATGAGTTCATTATCATATCGTAAAATTATACGATGTTGAGTATCTCCTATTTCTCCTATTTCTTGATTTATGTATTTTATAAGATCAATTTTTGGATTTTCTTCAATAGCTTCTGTGAAGCATTCAAATGTTTCTTGTGATATATTATCATTATCGTTGATAATGATATCTAAAATTGTATACCTTAGCATTTTATTTCAATTTTGATTCCGTATTTAAGTTTAATTTTTCCACATTTAGAACATCTGTATATGAATATATCTGAATATGTATGAAATTCTTTTGTTTCACCTATTAGATGATAATCGTGTTTACAGATAAATCTTTGATAAAACTTTTTGATAAATCCTTTCATATATATATAGTTTTAAGTTAATAATCAATTAAAAAACACTACTATCTTCACAGACTGTAGTGTATGGTTAAGTAATAATAAAGTAAAGGATAGTATGGCTGTATCCTTACAATATAGAAATAAATAATTAGCATTTTACACCTAAAACTTACTCATTTGAGACACTTTACCGTATGCGGATTACTCTGGATTTGAATAAGAAACTGGTGCCCTCAATGTCTTGGGAAGTTATTGGGTTTTTTATTGAAAACCATCTGTGAGAGATAAACGATAGTTCTCCTTTTGTGCCCGAAACAGGAATTGAACCTGCACGACCATAATGATCAACAGATTTTAAGTCTGTCCTGTCTACCTATTCCAACATTCGGGCTAATAAAAATGCCGGGAATAGATTCTCACCCAGCTATGAGCCTTTTCTCTAACGCTCTTTGAATTGAACGGAGCAATTACGTCGCATTTTATATTTCAATACCCGAAACGCGAAAAGCACAAGAACGGTCTTTCCCGTCTGTCAACCGTCTAAAACTTATAAGGATGAGCCAATGATGCTATTAACCGTAACCGGCATTTCCATCTTAGACTTATTATAAGAAACTGGTGTTGCAAGACGTCCTATCCTAAGAGGAACCAGACTGTCTTATAGTTTTTTATAGCGCTGGTTTTCTGTTTAGTTACTATAGAGATAATTAAATCTAGATAGTATTGTTAATCATATTAAGCAGCATTAATATTACTGCTATAAATGATATATTACTAAGCTTTATTAGCATGTTTTGCATGTATACATAATCGTATATATTTGTTATTGTTGCAAAATCGCCTTTGGTAAATGCTATTGCTATAGATAATGTAAATATTAATATAGCACAACATCCTAGTACTATTATGATTTGTGTTATAATATTTATAAGCTTTATCATACTTTATCTAATAATAATAATATTATCCACAGAATAAATTGACCAAGTACAACAATTAATGTTATAGTTGTCATTAAATTGTTCTTTTGTCTTTCATCCATCTTTTATTTATATTAAATCCCATTCATTTAATGCTTCGATCGGTGACATACCTTGTTTGATACATTCGATTACTTCTCTTTCAAGATGATATTCTTTTGCAATAGCAAGAGCTTCATCAATTTCAATCTGATGTTCCATATGTATTTTATTAATTAAAAAGTTGCTATAATGATAACTCAATTGGTTTGAAACGGTAAACCATAGCTCCCACAGTTAGACTGCAAGAGCTATATATTAGGTTTACTCGTCATCGTCCTCGTCATCAGTTTGTTGAGTTTTTTCAGGTTCTGAAACAGGATTACCAACACTTTCGTTTGCTTCTGGTTTGTTTACACGTTTCTCATACCAATATGAACCGTTAGCAATGTTTGCGTTTGCGTTCCTTGTAATTACCTCAATATAAGTCCCTCCGTTAAGGTCATTATCCCATTCGTTTGAGTCCTTATAATCAGTAATTTCGCCCGTCTTTTCGTCAACAATCATCTCAAGACGTGAATACCCAACAGCGTTAAGTTGTGTTAATTCTTTTTGTTCACCGTTTGCGTCAGCGTAGTAAATTTTACTTACACCTAAAACCTCACTAACCGGCAAAATTTTGTAAACTAGTGGCAATGAAAATTCACAATCAGATAATTTAACGACTTCACCCTTTTTTGTTGTAAAGGTTTTTGAATCGCTTTCCATACATTTAATAAATCTATCGAGATTTTTCTTGTATGCTTTGGCGGTTTCGTCCTCAGTAGGAAACAAACACTTAACAAGATTAATGTTGCGTATTGCAGCCGCTTGCGGATTCAATACTTTCACACCTCCAATCGTAATAAATGTAGGCGCGTCCTTAGCTCCCTGTGAGTAACTAAATGTACACACGTAAAACTCATCTCCATTTGTGCGAGTTCTTTTTTCCGCTGAAATCAATTTGCTTAACATGATTTTTTCTCCTTTCTTGATTACTTGTTACTTGTGTGGAATAGCCCAACAGATACAAGCCCGTAGGGGTGTTCCACTCCGATACAAGGTAGAGGGGTGTGAATTTTTGCTGGTTCCCACACGCAGATTTCTTCACCAAAAAAATTTTTTATATATTTTTATTTTAAATAATGTTAAAAAATAGCTATTAAACTTAAATAAATATTCATAATAAATGTTAATAATAATAACCAATATAGTTAAATATACGTTACTGTATACAGTAAATACAGTTAAATACAGTATAAATATGAATTACTACTTTATAAGACAAAGAGATCAACAGTATTCTAATTGTCTTTACTTAAGTAAGATAAGTAAGAACTATAAATTAAATGATAATTATAGATCCTTTACTTTACCAGGACAAATAGAATATACTTTCTCTGAAGATTTATATAAACAGTTTAAGAAAGAAATAAATACAGTTAAATGACAGAATTTACTGCACTATGTTTAGTAGGTATGTTAGGGTGTCTAGCTTATATCATACTAAATAAATTAACAAAGTAATGTGCCCTAAGTACACGGGATCGTAGTACATTCCACGCTTAAAGAAGTTACTGTAAAGTAGAAGCGCACCAGGGAATCCTAATCGTAAGTAGGCTCAGTTTAGCTACCTTTCTGGCGGTCGTTGAATAAAAAAGGTAGCCCCTAAAACGGTATTACTATGGAAAAGAACGAACAAAAAAAAGCAGATAGAATTGAGTATGTTTTCAGGAATAAAACTTATATAGCTACTCCTGAACTTAGTAAAGGTTGTTGTGTAGGTTGTGCGTTTGTTAATAATATGAACTGCGCTAACTTTAAAGATAGAATGGACATCTGCCATAAAGGATATATTTTTAAGCGTAAATTTAATCACATAGATGAGTAACCTTACTTTACTTACTGCGTTAATAGATATTATAAAGTAAATATTATGGAAGATAAAGTACTAGAAACAGTGGTAAACGGATTGGAATATAGTTTTGAAAAAGATATTTTAGTAAAACCTTTAACTCCTATTATGGTTACTAAAGAGTATACTGAACAAATCCCTACTGGGGAAAAGGATGAAGAAGGTTTTAATAAGTATGAAGTAAAGACTCATACTAAAGAAGTTGAATCAGATTTTGCAAAAGGTATTGTTCTATCTATTCCAATCGGTACTGATAGTACCATTAAGGTTGGTGATACTATAGTATACCCTAAGAAATTTGCTAAAGACTTTGATCTATTTAAAGACTCACAATTAGTTAAACCATACGACGTTGTAGCTAAAGTCGTTAAATAAGCTATCATTCATGATTGAATGTTTTATTTTAGAGTATTAAGTCGCTGCCCTGCCATCAAAGCAGGGCATTCTTTTTGCTATTACTTTACTAAACATTAATAAATGTTAAATATTTTAAACACTTTTTATATTAGTGCGTTTTAAGGGCATTATGGGAACAATAATAATAGTACTTGTAAGTGTTATTGGTTTTGGTACTCTTACTTATCGTCAAGGAAAGAAAGAAGGTTATGACCAAGGTAGAATTGATGGTTATGAAGAGTGTAAACAAAACTTTAATAAGATACAAGAATTTAAACAAAAGATATTAAATAAAAAGTTAGACATATGGAAGGATACAAAGTAATTAAGGATTTTAGCTTCGCTGAAAAAGGTGATGTGTTTACTAAAGTTGAAGATTTAAACTTGTGGGAACTTCAGAAATCTGAAGTAGTATCAGATACAGAAACTTATACTTCAATGGCATTTGATTCTTCTACTATGGAAGAATTAGCCAATAAAGATTATGTAATTTGGTACAGTGAAGAAGCACAAGAAGATGATGAATGTGAATGCTGTTGCGATAAGTTAGAGAAAGTAAAAGAATATGTTAATACTTTGATTGATACATATACTAAAGATTATAATGAACTAATGAAGGATTATAATGAAGGTAATGTGCAGCAATGTGTTAAAGTAGAAGCAGAAACTGTATACCACAATTTAAATAAAGTTCTCAACAGTATTAAAGATTTGTTAGATGAATAAATTAGTAAAGACTGTTAATAAAGGCAATCTTTACTATGAATACCTTAACGCTTTAAATGGTATACTACAACTTACAAATAGGGAATTGGAGTTACTTACTAAGTTCGTTGAATTAGATGTGAACTTTACTCCAATACCTGGTGTAAGTAAAAATGTAGCCAATACTGACAATCGTAGAATGATTAAAAGTACTATGGGTATTACTCCAGATAACTTAAGTAGATATATAAGTAAGTTCAAGAAAGAGGGTCTTTTAGTACAGGGAAAAGCAGAAGATGAATTAGTAGTTAATAAGATACTAATTCCAGAGATAATAAAAGATAGGGTGCAAATAACATTAATACTAAGAGTAAATGAATAATAAAATAAATAATAAACATTTCTATATGATCTTTGACAATGGGCATATAGTACATGTAGAGAATAGAAGTAATAGGTTAGTACGATATTTTAGACATCTCTTTAACTTACGTTCTAATCTGAAATTAACTTCTTTTGTTCCAAAGAAACCTTACTCTAATAAAGAAATCAAGAAATTATCTGATATACTATACAGAAATCACGATTTAGATGAATCTGATATTATAGTAATAATAAATTCTATTAGACCTAATACTATCAGAGAATCTTTAACAGAGTTAGAAACTAGTGAATATTATATAAATGCAACAGCAAAAAAAGATATCAATTTACTCAAGTCTGGCAAATAAATATAATTTACCTTATCCTGTTATAGAAGTAATATGCAATAGTCCATTTAAGTTTGCTAAAGAAGTAATGTCAAATGATGAAGATACTAAAGATATTATGTTTGCTTACTTATTTAAACTTAAATTAAAAAAGAGATATAAAGAAACAAAATGAGACAGTTTATTGAAGAATGCTTAACACCTAATTATAAGATTCACTGGCTAGATTCTATTTACTTTGATCCTGTATTACTTAACAATATACAGATGTATATAGCAATTAGTGACAGTAGACTATTAAGAATATGATACTAAGAAGATTTGATAATATATATCCTAGAACATTTTGGATAGCTGTAATAGAAAAGGAAGAAGATATATACACAATACTGAAAAAATTTACAATATACAACTTATTGCCAGGTTTTGATAAAGTACGAAAAGAAGCTAAAGAAGAAATGTTAAATGCGTATGATGGAGACGTTATTGCAGAATGTAGACCAGTTATGTTAAACAGTAGTTCTGAGATGGGTATTATTTGCATAATATATAGACCTGATGAATTAGATGGTACGCATATAGCACACGAATCAGTTCACATAACTGATTATTACTTTGAAGTTACAGGTATGAATGGAGAAGAATTCTCAGGTGGTGGTAACGAAGGGTATGCGTATTTAGTTGGCTGGGCTGCTGGATGTTTTATTAAAGTAATGAAAGAATATGGAAAGACAGAGTAAAGAAGATTCATTAGCTCTATGGGAATTTGAGAAGAACAATGTTAAACAATTTGGATCTAATATTAGTGAAGAGTTAAAGAAGTTAATGGAAGTTGCAGATAAGAAGATCAACAACTATTCCTTAACATACAATGAATTCGTGGATGATATTCTAGAAGGTTTAGCTAAGTTGAAAGATACAGACAGCATTGAAACTAGACAGCTACAGATAAAAGGATTGTACAATTGTTTAACTAATAAGTATATTGAAGATGGAGAATGATGGTAAGAAATATGATTGTGGTAAAGTAAGAATGGATCTAGTTCCATTAGATGTAGTTGAGAATATTGGTAAGGTACTTACTTACGGAGCTCAGAAATACTCAGATAACAGTTGGCAAAACCTTCCAGATTTTTGGAAAAGATATAAAGCAGCATTACTAAGACATCTTACTGCTATAGACAAAGGAGAATTAATAGATCCTGAAAGTGGACTACCTCATATAGATCATGTACTTTGTAATACAGTATTCTTAGATTGGGGATTTCATCATGGTAAAGCAATTAGTATTAATACAAAAGATATTGAACAAGATGAATAATTTAGAAGCTATCTGGTGGGAAACGTAGGATATAGATGTAAATAAAAACCGTATTGGTAATCCTACTTTACACGTTCACTTCATACGTAAAAATGAAGAAGGTATTACTCATGGAATTGTACACTCTAAAGAAGTTACACAAGATCTTAGTATTGATGCAGTTAAGAATGAAATAATTAAAGAGATAGTAGAAGTTTTAGAAGAAGGTTATAGAAAAGTAGAAAAAGATTTATGGAACAATTGAAATTTAAAAAGTTAGATTACTCAGTAAAGAAAGAAGACGGTACAGAAGAGATTAAGAAGTCTGAAGGTAAGTTGCCTACTAGAGCTACAGCAGGAGATGCTGGATTGGATCTGTATGCTACTCGTATTACTCAAGAAGTAGATAATAGCGGAAAGTTAGTACTTGTATATCATACTGATTTAGCGGTAGAGATTCCTGAAGGATATTGTGGCTTACTTATGATGAAGTCTTCAATTAGTAAACGTTCTATAGCTTTAACAAATGGAGTAGGTTTAATAGATACTGGATATCGTGGAGAGTTGATGGCTAAATTTAAAGTAACTACAGATGCTATTCCTACAGTATATACTATAGATGAACCATTTGCTCAATTAGTTATTGTACCTTGTTCTATATTAGAACCCACTTTAGTAGAAGAGCTAAGTGAAACTGAAAGAGGAGAAAAAGGATTTGGAGAAGTTACAGCAGAACAAAATAATGAAAATAAATAATAAGAATATGAAAGAACTTAATATTACAATTACTCCAGTGAGTGCATCAGGTGTTGGAAATTTTATTGATGTTAACATTAACGGATTGCCTTACAGAACAGAAACTGTACAAGGTGAATTTACCGAAGAAGTAATGAAGCAGTCTATTGAAAAGTTGATGCCTACTATTCCTGCTGAACAACGAGAAGAAGTAGAATTGAAATTCTATCAACTGTTAGATGCTATTGCTAATACTAAAGCTGAAGAAGAGTATAGAGCTCAGCACCCTGAAGAGTTTATGCCAGAGAATTTTGAACCTAGTGTTGAAGAAGTAACTGATGAAATTATTTGATATAAATGGTGGTAAAGTAGTAATACACCCTGATGCTTTAGGTCTCCCATTCTTTAAAAAGTTATGGGAGGCCGATAAGCCAGATAAAACACAAGCTACAAATGTAATAAGTTATATAGTACTTATGTGGTATTTTAAATCTCCATATGTACTTCAGCTAGAACCAGATATCAGAGAAAAGAAACTTAAGCAGTTATACTTTGGTGATGAGAATTATAATCTTACAGTAGAAGAAAAGTCTTGTGAAGATGATTATAAGAAGCTAATATACACTAGGAATCTGAGGATGCTGGATAGTATGAGAAACAAAGTAGATACTATTAGTAAGTATTACGAAGATTCTCTAGAAGAGCAATTGGATGAAAAGAAGATTAAAGATCTATTAGCTGGTATGGAAAAAGTAAAAGCTACTTTTCAAACGCTAGATTTCCTCGAAAAGGCAGTTAAAGCTGAAGAAGTTAGTACTACTAAAGTACGTGGAGATGCTCAGATTAATCCTTATGAATTAGCTTAATTTGTGCAAATTATACACAAGTTTATAACAATAAATTAATAGGTACGTTATATGAATATAAATAAAGAAACTATGAAGAAAGTACTTGATTTAACAAAATGTAATAGCACTGAAGAGATTTGTGATGTGCTTGAGAAAGAAATTGATAACAAACAAAAAGCAAATAAAGCAGTTAAAGAAGCTAGTGAGTCTTTGATTGAAGAATATAAGAAAGAAGCAGTAGCTGAACCTAAGAAGAAAGGTATTATCAAGCGTACTATTCATTGGCTAAAGAGTTTGTTTAAGAAATAATCTCGTTGAACTGATAGAGAGGTCTGACAGGGACAGACATTAAATATTCCCTGGCATATTGCCCTATGGTGTAGTGGTAGCACGAGAGGCTCTAACCCTCTAGGTCCGGGTTCGATTCGGTGGTAGGGCGACCAATTAAAGAATAAACTATGATTGACTTCTAGAAGAAAATAATAAATAGTGATAAGTTTAGATAGCCAGCTCTGTAGTTTTTAACTACAGGGCGTTATTGTTTATATCCAGCTGGTTCGTCAGAATACTTTCAATACTGGGACGAATAGAGAGATCGTTGCATTAATGGTTATACCGCAGAGGATGGAGATTACATCACTGGGTATAACTATTTTTATATTAACTTTTGTCCAATGCAACGTATAGTTAACACTATTACTAAACTACCTAATGGAGAAACTAAAATAAAAAGAGATAGTGTAGTAACATTTCCAGATTTCTATGATTATGACTATTTCTACTTCTAGGCAGTACAAGAAGCAGAAGATAAAGGAAAACATATATGTCTACTTAAATCACGTCGTAAAGGATATAGTTACAAAGGTGGAGCTATGGCATGTCGTAATTATTATCTAATACCTAATAGTAAAACATACATATATGCTTCTAATAAGCAGTATCTTACTGAAGATGGTATTCTTACTAAAGCTTGGGACTATATGGACTTTATAGATAAAAATACAGCTTGGGGTAAGAAACGATCTGTTAACAGTACTATGCGTAAACGAGCTGGATTCTGGACTAAAGATGAATTTGGCAATGAAGTAGAAATGGGTTATAAGTCAGAGATTATTGGCGTTACTTTGAAAGATAATCCTGATGTAGTACGTGGTAAACGTGCCAAATTAATTCTATTTGAAGAAGGAGGTTCATTCTCAGAATTAGGTGCAGCATGGCAAATTGCTAGACCATCTGTAGAACAAGACGGTATAGCATTTGGTACTATGATTGTATGGGGAACTGGTGGTGACGAAGGCTCTGCATTTGAAACTATGAAAGATATGTTCTATAATCCAGATGGATACAATTGTTTAGGATTTGAGAACATATGGGATAGTACACCTACAGATAAATTGTGTGGATTCTTTGTTCCATAGTATACTAATCTAGATACTAGAGATGATGATGGTAATAGAATATACATGGATGATGATGGTAATACTATTACTAAACCTTCCCTTGAATTTATATTAGATGAACGTAGAAAGGTAATAAGTACAGCTACTAATACTACAGCTATAGACCGTTACGTTGCAGAGCGTCCTATTACTCCACAAGAAGCAATGCTAGAATTTAACGGTAATATATTTCCTAAGAAAGAATTACAGGAGCAATTAGGACTTATTCGTACTAATACTTAGTTATAGAATCATAAACAAGTAGGTGATTTAATATTTGATGAGTCTGGCAATATCAAATGGATACCTAAGAAACATGGTGATGTTACCAAGTACCCACTTGGTAAAGATGATGATCCTACTGGTTCAATAGTTATATGGGAACATCCAGCTAAAGATGCAACAGCTGGATTATATATAATAGGTGTAGACCCTTATGATCATGACTAGTCTGGTACTAATTCATTAGGATCATCTATAGTATATAAGAGGTTTTAGAACTTTGAAGAGTACTATGATATTATAGTAGCTGAATATACTGGTAGACCTGCAACAGCTGAGGAATACTATGAAAACTTACGTAAGTTAGCATTATACTATAATGCGCGTATAATGTATGAAAATGAACGCAAAGGTCTATTCCCTTACTTTACTGCTAAGCATTGTGATTACTTATTAGCTGATCAACCTGATATTATTAATGATATAGTTAGTAATTCTAAAGTACAAAGAAGAAAAGGTTGTCACATGAATAAGTAGATAAAGCAATGGGGTGAAGGTATGATAAAAGAATGGTTGAATGAAGAGTATGCACCAGGTAAGAAAAACCTAACTAGGATACTATCAGAGCCGCTATTAGAAGAGCTAATAAGCTATAATGATACAGGTAACTTTGACCGAGTGATGGCGTTGATGTAGGTTATGATATATAGAGAACAACTGTATAATGTAGTTGTTAAAAAGAAAGAAAAAGAAAACAAATAGAAGATGCTCTTCGATGGACCAATTTTTGCGCAGAGTTGGTTCAATGATGATACTCCTAGAGTATTTTCTAATGATGATAATGTATATACATTTTAACTATGAAGAATACTAAAAGTTTCCCTGCACAGAAACTACCAATGTCAAAGAAGACACAAGCCTGGAAAGAAGCCTGCGTAGACTATGTAGTAGGCGCTGGAGATTCAGGATTTGGTGGTAATGGTAGATCTAGATCTGACGAGATGTAGACTTACTATGATTTATATAATAGCATATATAATGAAAAGGATCTTAAATATGTAACTAATCCGTTTAAACAAGATGATGGATTTCCTGCTATGGCATAGGATTATAATATCATTAAACCGTATGTAGATCAGTTACTTGGTGAAGAAACTAAGAGACCTTTTAATTTTCATCCACAACGTACAAGTGATATAGCTGCTAGTGAAATGTAGGAAAAAGCTAAAGAAATGCTAATGGATTATATTCAAGCTACTATAGCAAGCAAGTTAAGCCCAGAACAAGCAGCTAGATATGAACAAGCATTAGCTACAGGAGAAATCTAGACTCCAGAAGCTATAGCTAAGTATCTATAGAAAGATTATAAAGATATAGCAGAAACTGAAGCTTATCACGCATTACAATTTCTAAAGAGAAAATTGAATCTTACTCATGAGTTTTATAAAGGTTGGAAAGATGCTTTAATAGGTGGAGAAGAAATATACTATGTAGGTGTAATCAATGGAGATCCTTATGTAGAAAGAGTAAACCCTATGTACTTTGATTATGAGCATTCTTTAGACTTAGAATTCATAGATGATGCCGCATGGTGTCGTAGAAAGATGATTATGTCTGCTACTGAGATATACGATAGATTCTATGATAAAATGTCTGAAAGACAACTAAATGAATTATTAGAACTTATTGATCAAAGACCCGGAGCTGGTAATAATCCAGAAATAAGAAAGACTAGTATGGATTATGAATCTATTAAATTGCATAAGATCAATAGTTTTACAGATAATCCGTTTGATGTAGATCATATAACAGTATATCACTGCTGTTGGAAATCTTTCAAAAAGATAGGATTTGTTACTTTACTAAATCCAGAAACTGGAGAAGCTGAAGAATTTCAAGTAGATGAAGATTATAAAGTAACAGGTACTGAACAATCTGTAGAATGGGATTGGATTATTGAAGTATGGGAAGGATATAGAATTGGTGATGATATGTACATAGGAATTCAACCTATTGAATATCAACATATATCTGCCGATAATCCTAATTCACAGAAATTACCTTATACTGGTGTAGTATATAATAATACTAATAGTAAACCTAGATCATTAGTAAGTATGATGAAACCATTACAGTATATGTATATTGTAGTGTGGTATAGACTTGAGTTAGCATTATCTAGAGATAAAGGTAAAGTAGCAGTAATGGATATTACTTAGATACCTAAATCTATGAATATTGATGTTAATAAGTGGATGCATTACTTGAGTGCATTAGGTGTAGCTTTTATTAATCCTTATGACGAAGGATGGGATATACCAGGACGTGAAGGAGGTAAACCATCTCAATTCAACTAGTTATCCTCTTGGGACTTAACTATGAGTAATGTAATAGCTGAGTATATTCAATTGATGCAGAAGATTGAAGATATGGTAGCTAAACTTACTGGTATTACTCCACAGAGACAAGGATAGATTGCTGCTAGTGAATTAGTAAGTAACGCTAATACTGCTGTTAATATGTCTTATCATATTACTGAACCTTGGTTCTGGAATCATAATTAGGTGAAGAGAAGAGTATTAACAATGCTATTGAATACTTCTAAAGCAGCTTGGAAAGATAATAAGAGATACTTGAATTATATATTAGATGATGCTACCAGAGCGTTTGTACAATTATCTGATAATTTCTTCTATGAAGATATGGATATATTTGTAGATGATAGCACTAAGAATCAACAGTATATAGATCAATTAAAGCAATTGCTGCAACCTGCTATGCAGAATGGTGCTAGTCTGTTAGATATTGCTGAAATCATTACTTTAGATAACATGAGTATGATTAAAAATAGACTTGAAGAGATAGAGCAGAAAAGAATGGAACAGATGCAGCAACAGCAACAGGCTGAACAACAAGCTCAACAGCAGATGGCAGAACAACAGAATCAGCTTAAAGAAGAAGAACTTATGCTTAAGGAAGCTGAACTGGATCTTGAAAAATATAAAGTAGACCAAGACAGATATAAAGCAGAACAAGATAATGCTACTAAAATTACTGTAGCACAAATTAATTCTTATCGTGGTGCTGAGAATATGGATCAAGATATGAATGGAATTCCTGATCCAATTGAAATAGGAAAGCAAGCTCTAGAATAGCAGAAGATAAATTCTGATATTGCTACTAAACAATTAGAACTTAACAATAAGCGTAGAGAAATAGAACAGAAGAGAGAAGCTGAAAATAAGAAGATACAGCTTGAAAAAGATAGAATGAAGCATGAAACTGAGTTGCAACGTATGTCTGATAAAGCTGCTATGGATAGAGAGAAGCTAAAGGCAAAGACAGCTTTGAGAAATAAAGTAGTAGGCGAATCTAAATCTAAATAACTATGAACTGGTTTAAAGAAACGTGGTGGTTAGTAAAACAATTATTTACTACTACTAAGAATAAAGATAAAGTATAGTATAAACATATGGATCATTATCCTTTTAGTGGATACTCTGCCATGAGTTGGTGCGGGTATATTTTAACTAAAAAGAAAGAATCTAATATTAAAACTACTACTTGGAATCACGAAAATATACATTTACAGTAGGCTAAGAATAAGGGTAGTTGGTTAAAGTATTATACTGATTATGTATGGGAGTGGATCAAAGGCAATCCTATTACTTACACAGCATCTTCTGCATACTATACAATACCTTACGAAATGGAAGCATACGCAAATGAAGATAAATCTGATTACGAAATTAATACTAATAAGTATAAAATAAAAAATCGTAAAAAGACCTATAGAGAGAATAAGAAAAATTGGTTTAACTATATTAAAAATTTATAATTATGGCATGCGGTGGAAAGAAAGGTGGCAAAAAGTCATCTAAAAGTGGAAAGAAAAGTAAATAATTATGGAACGTGAAGCATTTAGATAGAGAATGCAACAGTATAAGTAGGCTAGGGAGAATAATCCCTAGCTGAAGTACTGGGATTGGAAGAAGTATGCAGATGGTGGTACTATAGATGAAGATCCACCATAGAGTACTAGTGAAAGACCTATTACTAACTTTGACCCTAAAGGAGATCCATATAATCCTACATATGGATATAACCCAGGTGCAGGCTACGTTTCAAATTCAGATCCATTAGGTAGTCTATATGTAGAAGGAGCTTTACTTAATCCAGTATTTAAACTAGCAGGTAATGCAGTATCTAATGTAGCTAGAGGATTAACTAAATACTCTTCTAAATATGTACCAGAAGTAAGGAGAACTGTGTAGGATAAAATAAATAGTTTATTCCGTAGAGAAGCTGAAGATAAAGCTCGTACATATAAATTATATGATGATGCTATAGAATCTAGAAATAGAATAATTGAAGATCTATATTCTAATCCAGCTTATATGGAAAGAGCTAGATAGATTTAGAATACATACGGTGATAATTACGCTAAAGTATATGAAGATATAATTAATTAGTATAATACTAATTATTGGAATTTACCTAATCCTGTTATAAAACAGTTAGATGCTAAGGCTAAAATGTAGGCTAAAGACGCAGCTGTAAATAGGTATATTACTAGAAGACAACCAGCAGGATACGATGATTTTGAGTATTAGATAAATAGAAATCTTACAGAGATAGACTACCCTACTACTAGACATGAATTAGGACACTATGTAGATTTTAATTTAGCTAAAAGTTCAAATCCCGATTATAGCAACTCTATGTTTGCAGAGTTAAAAAGAGACTTATCAAAATAGAAGAATCCATTATTTCCAGATAAAACTGATTATTATAGTAAAGGTACAGAATAGAAATCTTATATGAATACTCTTAGAGAGTATATGTTTAAGAATGGTATGATTAATAATATAGGAGATAAGGTAACTTCTAGATAGATTAAGAAAGCTATAAGATCATTACCTAAAGATATGAGATCTATTGAAGCTGCTTATCTTCAATTTGCTACACCAGGATAGTATACAAAATGGTTTAATAAAATACCTTTACTTGGTACTTATCCAATAGTAAATAAACAATTTTAGAATTATGAAGAAGATAAAGATAAAGCCAGAAAATAGAGGTAAGTTCAATGCAACTAAAAAGAAGACAGGAAAGACAACTGAAGAACTAACTCATAGTAAGAATCCTGTGACAAGAAAGAGAGCAATATTCGCTTAGAATGCTGCTAAATGGAATAAAGGTAAAAAGAAGAAAAAATAAATCTAATTAAATATTTTAATTATGGATAAAAAAATGACATTAGGTGGATTTAAAGCTGTATTAGATAGCTTTATCCCTAATCCAGATGGTGGTTTTAGAAATTCAAATATTGATGAAAATGTTAATGTTGATGCTGATGAATTTGAATCACTAGACGATGAAGAATTGGAAGATATTAAAAAGAACAATATCGAAGTAAAGAATAAGAAAGAAAATCCAGTAGAGGAAGGTACTGAGGAAGAAGAAATCGAAGAAGGAGATATTGAAGATAAACCAAAACGTAAGCCTGGTAGACCTCGTAAAGAAGAAACCATTGAGGAAGAAGCAGAAGAGGAAGAAGAGATTGAAGATAACAATGAAGAAAATGTTGTTACTAACTTCTTTGATGCTATGGCTGAAAAACTCAATTGGGAATTTGAAGAAGATGAAGATAAACCCAAAAGTGTTGATGAGTTAATTAATTACTTCCAAAATGTCATTGAAGAAAATAGTAAGCCTGAATACTCTAGTGAAGAAGTTGAAGCACTAGATAATTTCGTAAAACAAGGTGGAGATTTAAAGAAGTATTTAACTATTGATGCTGAATTAGATTTAGATGATATTGACATTGAAGATGAAACTAATCAGAAATTAGTAGTAAAACAGTTACTTAAAGAAAAAGGGTTCTCTACTAAGAAGATTGATAAGTTAGTAAGTAGATATGAAGAAGCTGGATTACTTGAAGATGAAGCGCAAGACGCTTTAGAAGATCTGAAAGAGATTAAAGAGGAAAGGAAGAAACAGCTATTAGAGGATCAGAAAAAGGCTTATCGTGAATAGTTACAGAGACAACAGCAATTCTATGATAACGTTGTTAGCGAAATAAAAGGCTTAAAGAATATACGTGGTATTACAGTCCCTGAAAAAGATAAAAAGGTTTTAATGGATTATATACTTAAGCCAGACACAGACGGTAAAACAAAGTACCAAAAGGACTATGCTAAGGGTGGTGTTAAGAATCTCATAGAATCAGCATACTTTACAATGAATGCTGATAAGCTTATTGAGGCTGCTAAACGTGAAGGAAATAATTCAGCTATTGATAAGTTTAGACGAAGTTTAAAATCTAGTAGTATTACTACTAAATCTAGAAAACAAGCTACGGGTTCTGATGATGATCCAATTTGGTTCTCAGCTGCACGACAACTGCGTATATCATAATAATTAATTATATAAATAAAAAAATTAAATTACTAGTATTTTATGGATAATAATATTCTTAATAACCTCCAATTATACAAAGGTAAATGGTTTTCTGATTTGATCGACACTAATAAGATTAGTCTCGCTTCTCAGCAAAGACCTTATGAGGTATCTACTATCCTGTCATACGTATTTGGTACTAAAGATAATGGTTACAGTACTTCTCTTGATATGTTGACAGGTGGTCTTGGTAACGTAATGACTATTGATCAGCCTTCATTTGAATGGGGGGTTATGATTGACCAAGATAGAGCTGTTACAATTCGTGACGCTAAATGGAATGGTGCTGCAATTAATGAAAATTCTACTCCGGGTTTGGGCAATACTCCTATTACTTTGTGGTTGGAAGATGCATGGTTTGGTCCTGGTGCTACTATCGAATTTGATGACAAGAGTCAAGCACGTATTCAGGATGCTCCGTATCAAGATGGTAATCTGTATGTTTATACAGTATTTGTATCTAACGGTAGCCCTGCTTCTTATATTGATCCTGCTGTTTTATCTTCTGGTTGCCAAGTAAACCGTTTGGCTTCTGCTTATGAAGAATACAGTGAAGAGGCTGATATCCTGAACTACAACACTCATTTCAAAATGCGTAATTATTTGACTACAGTACGTTTGTCTTATGATATTACAGGTTCTGCTTTCTCTACAGTTATGGCAGTAGCTTTGAAAGATCCTAAAACTGGCAAAACTTCTTACTTGTGGTCTACATTCCAGGAATGGGTTGCAATGCGCGAATGGTACAAACGTCTTGAAAGAGCTTTGGTATACAATCAGAATAATGTAAATAAAGATGGTTCTTGTAACCTGAAAGGTAAGAACGGTCGTCCTGCATTTATTGGTGCTGGTTTGTTGGAACAGATTGCTCCATCTAATAGACGTTATTATACTCGTTTAACAGCAGAACTGTTGGAAGATTTCTTGTTTGATCTGTCTTATAATGTACTTGGTACTAATGAACGTAAATTCGTTGCATTGACAGGTGAAATGGGTATGCGTGAATTTGACCGTGTACTTAAAGAAAAGATGGCTAACATGAACTTGATCGACACAGTATTCGTAACTGGTTCTGGTGACAACTTGAAATTCGGTGGTCAGTTCAAGACTTACGCTATGTCTAATGGTATCGAATTGACTTTGAAGTATTTCCCGTTGTATGACAATACTATTTACAATCGTCAGTTGCATCCGGTTACTTTGAAACCGTTGGAATCTTACCGTATGACATTCTTGGATTTGGGTCGTCGTGATGGTGAAGCTAACATTGTTAAAGTAGTTCGTAAAGATCGTGAATTCGTTAACTGGTGTACAGCTGGTTCTGTAACTCCTGCTGGTTACGCTCACTCTAACACAGAAGTTCGTTCTAACGCTAAGGATGGTTACTCAGTACACTTCTTGGGTGAAGTAGGTATTATGTTACGTGATCCTAGGGCATGTGGAGAATTGATCATGATGGCTGAGTAATTCAGTTAAAAAAACATTAGGGGCTTGAATGCTAGCAAGCCCCTATAATACTAACTTGATAATCTAATTTTATAATTATGGAAGTAATCGTTAGAATGACAAAAGTAAATCCTTGGACAGGATTGATTAAATGGTCTAACTGCTTTGATTTTATTAGTTCTTACTGGACTAGATCTGGTAGTAGATACACTGGTTTAAAAGCAGATAAAGCTAGAGAACTAGAACAGAAAATGGGTAAAGCTGAAGGAGAATTAGATCCTGATAGTACATTTTGGGATACATTTGCAATTAAGATTGGTAAGAAAGAATTAGTGATTAATACGGATAGACCTGAAGGTGAATTGCAATATTTATTCCTATTAGGACATAAGAGAGTGGCTAATGGTATTGATAAGATAACTCCATCTACTGATTATGTACTTATAAATAAAGAAGCTGAAGCAGAACAAATTAATAAAGCTAACAAAGTTAAACGTGATGCTTATAGAGCATTGGATAAGATGAGTCTTGAAGATATGCGCAAATGTCTTAGACTGTTTGGAGTTAAAGCTGACACTATGTCTAATGAATTGGTTGAAGCTAGACTTGGTGAAAACGTAGAAGCTGATCCAGCAAGATTTATTAGAATTTGGGTAGACAATCCTAATAAAGAAATTAACTTTGTAATTGAAGAAGCTTTAAGTAAAAATATTATTCGTAAGAACAGAGCATCATATTACTTTGGTACTGATCTTATTGGTAACGGTCTTGAAGATGTAATTGCATTCTTAAAAGACAAAAAGAATCAAGATATTTACTTAAGTATTATGTCTGAAATAAAATCTAAATAATGACTAGAGAACAATTTCACTCATATTTTAAAGTAGCAATGGACAAGAACTCTCAAAGCGTAGCCTTTGGGGGTTGTCCTGCTTTCTTACCAGAAGAAATAGATTACTGGTTAGATCAAGGTTTATACCAAGAAATCAGTAATAAGTTTACTGGTAATAACTACTTAAAGACTAGCTTTGAAGGATCTGTAAAACGTATTCACGATTTAGAAAAATTAGTACGTACAGATGTTAACGTTGTTGCTAATACTGAAACAAATTCAAATAGATGTTATGTTACTAACCTATTCAACGGTGACAGAATGTTCTTTGTAGATGCAGTGTTAAACTTCAATAGTAACAAAGCTACTATAAAATTAATAGATCATTCTGACGCTACTAAGTTCAAGAAGACTTACAATAACAATCCTTGGATAGAAGATCCAGTAGCTGTAATAGAAGATAATACTCTATATATCTATTATGATTACTTAGCTATGAGTAGTAATAGTTATTCTGTAGATATTACTTATGTTAAGTTCCCTACTAAGATAGAGAACTTACCAGCAGATGGTATGAGTGAAATACCAGAGTATATGTAGTTTGAAGTAATTAACAGAGCTGTAGAACTAGCATTAGAAGATATTGAGTCTAAGAGAATATAGACTAAATCACAGTTAAACCAAATAGATGAATGATTATGACAAATCGTGGATTTCAAATCGAGTTTGAACGTAGGCTATAGTTAATGGATCCTAATTTAGTTATTAAGGATAAGCTATCCTCAGACACTATTATATCATTCATTAATGAGGCAATTGATAAATTTTATAAAACAAGATACTCAGGTATTAACTTTAAAGCTCAAGGATTTGAATAGACAGAAAAACGTATAGATGATTTGCGTACTTTAATTCGTAAAAGAAACTATTCAAATACTTAGATATCCAAAGGAACTAAAAATTCATATTCTGTTGAATTACCAGATGATTATGTATTATTACTTGGAGATACTGCTGGTATACAGCCGAGTGATGAATATCCTAACGAATGCTGGGAAAAAGACGATTTAGGTGCATATATAGTTAAGTATACAGATACGTTAGAATCTACAATTGAAACATTAGATAGACAATTAAGTAATTCACTATCTGAACACAAATTAAAATATTGTCAAGCTAGACCTTTAAAGTTAATTCAAGATAATAATGTAATATTATACACAGACGGTAAATATAAAGTAAGTGAATATGAGATTACATACTTAGCTAAACCATCTGAAATTAATTCAAGTAATATTACTAATACCGAATATACAGATTTGCCAGAACATACACATATGGAAATTGTGAAAATGGCAATCTAGATTTATCTTGCTACTAAACCAATGTAGCATTATAATGCTTATTCCAACGAAATTGCTTCAATGGAATGAGAAAGTATTAATTATTTTTAAGCGTTTGTCTGACGTGGAAATCTGCAATAAGGAAAGTAGAAAGACAAACAAAGACAGCGCGCATTGTCTAATCCGTTAATTATGGACGAAAAATTATATTGTCACGTTTGTAAAGAATTCAAAGAGACTTCTCAATTTTCTCCTTGTAAGAAAGCTAAACTCAGAAATGGAAAAAGTTATGTATGTAAATAGTGTCAAGCTTTAGCTTAGAGACAAAGAAGAGAGAAACAAAAAGATATAGATTTATTAGATTTTACTTTAAAGAAAAGATTGTATGATGCTTAGAATAGAGCTAAGTCTAAAAATCAATACTATGATATTGATCTAGAATTTCTATATCAATTGTGGAATTAGTAGGAAGGTAAATGTGCTTTAACTGGAATACCAATGACTACAACAAAACACGGTAGAACTAACACTAATGTATCTATAGATAGAATAGATTCTTCTAAAGGTTATACTAAGGATAATATTTGGTTAATATGTTCTGCTGTTAATTTTATGAAATCAAATTTGAATTTAGAAGAATTTAAACAATATTGTTAGGCTGTAATTAACTATAAAAAATAAAAAAAATTATATATGATTACTAGAACAGATACCGTACTTATCGGTAAAACATGTCCAGCATCTTATACTACAGTAGATAGTCTTACTCAGGGTGCTGTAGCTCTGTTCGATGAGAATAAGAGCTTGATTAAAGATGAAGCTAGTGCAGTAAAAGCATCTACAGTATATATTGGTGTAGTTGGTGATAATATGACTATCGCTTTACCTAATGGTACTAGTGCTACTAAACGTTCTGTAGAGTATTCTAACGCAATTCAGAAAGCTTCTAAACCTTCTTACGTAATTGGTGATTATGTTGCACCAGTTCAAGAGAAAATCGAAATTGATTTAACTAGTGCTACTGTTGTTATCGGTCACAGATATGTTTTGCGTATTGTTTACAAAGACATGTATGAAGCTCCGGGACAATTCACTCATACCTATGAAGCAATTGCTACAACTGAAACTGCTGATGATTTGGGTAACGCATTGTTGAAGAAGATTAACAAACATGCAAATCGTAGAGTAAATGCTACATTTGCAAGTCATAAATTGACACTTACAGCTCTTCCTAAAGATGATAATGAAGGAGTTTACTCTTTGAATGAGTATTCTGTAGTTTCTATGGAAGCTTCTCTGTATGTTACTATTCCTGGTGCATTGTTGTCTAATGTTCCTGAAGCAGTCCCTGGTGCAACTATTACTAAGACTGCTGGTAAACCTGGTAAAGGTTACTGGAAACAAGTACGTGATATGGAAGTACGTATGTTGGGTTATAAGGGTCATGTATTCACAGATGCATATCCTATCATTGAACCTAAACGTAATGTTACTGAAGGCGCATCCTACGATTACATTACTATTGAAAATGATAATCTGTATTTATCACCAGACAACCAGTATATTAAAACTACTCCGTTGACTACTGAATTGTATGTTGAAGAATCTGCTAACTTGAGTGCTTCTCAGTTTGTTAAGAATCTCAAAGCATTTATTACAGGTGTTAATAGTGCAGCATAATACGGTTTCTTTATTTAAAAAACCAGGCGAGGTTGAGGTTTATCCTCGGCTTCGCCTTTTTAATTTTATAGATATGAAAATAATTAATGCAACATTAAATAACGATACTATAACTATAACTTTAGATGCTAAGGCTAATGTACATAAGATTTATCTAGATTCAATAATAAATCAAAAGAATATGTATTCTGATGAAGATGAGAAACATACTTATGTAATATCTAACTTTGTTACTTAGGATAATACTGTTATTGTTGATATTACTGAGTATAATGAAACTTCTTTTATAGTAAGCGTTCTTACATCAGAGGGTAATAGAGATGAAGCTATAGCAATAGATCAGAATGAATTATATTTAGCTAAAGTAAATCTACTTACTACATATTGTAATACATGTTTAGATAAACATTAGAAGCATATAATAATGATGTGTGATTTTAGATCATAGTTATTGTAGTATGCTTTAGAGCACAATCTTACTAAAGACGCTATTGAACATTACATAGATCTTAGTAGAATGTTAGGTATGATAGATTATCATAATTGTAGTAAGTGCCTATCTCCTAATAAAGTGTGTAAATGTTGTAATGGTATGTGTGCGCTATGATAAAAGAAGAATATAAAAATGGATGCAGATTGAAAGAATAGGTAAAGTATAACATTGATTATGATGATTGCCAAATTCTTAATCTAACCTGTGCTAATTACATATATGATTTAGTATAGGAATCTTCTAAATATGAAACAAAATTAGAAGACGTTAAAAAGATGTTATATATGATAAAAAAGTTATTAGGACACGAAGTACAATATGATATTCCAGAATATCATGGAGATAATAAAAAATGTTATTTTGGTGTAGTATCAGATAATTTTGTTATTAATGAAGATAATATAAAACAATTAGATTATGTACTACAAGATACAAAAGAATTTGTTAAAAGCTTTAGTACTGATTATCAAAAGATATTATATTGTTATCCTAATGAATTTGGAGATATAAATAGCATAAAAGATCAAAATCAATTTGAGATAAAAGAGTCATTTTAGAGGAATGCTGTAACTATAGATGGTATATTATATAATGTATATATACTGAAAGACGCATCCACAGTAGATAATTATAAAATATATTTTATATGATACAGGTAGCTGATAATTTTAACTACAGAGGAAAAAAGCCGAACTTTGATAGAGATAGTTTTGATACATTATAGGATATGAAGAACTATTCTGAAAATAGTTTAGACGATGGTCATATATCTTATTGTAAAGAAACTAATAAACATTATAAGTTTAATTCTAATAATCAGTCAGATCCTACTACTGGTAAATGGGTAGAATAGCATGAAGCTGTTCCAGCTGATGAAGAAGATATAACTGAACAAAATGGTACTCTATAGTTAGCAAATAAAACTTATGATAAATAGTCTTTCAGTGGTTTAGGTAGAGTGTATCTAAGAAAGAATATAGTAGGTGATAAGAATGTTCTTACTTAGGCTATGATCAATAAAGCTAATACTATATATGTTATTCAGTATGACTATGATTTAAAAGAAGCTAGTATAAATATTCCAGAAAATTGTGTTTTATAGTTTGACGGTGGTAGTTTAAGTAATGGAAATATTACATTAAATAATACTATTGTTAGTTAGCCAAAAATAGATAACACCAATGTAAAAATAATTGGTAATATGTTTAATACCAATGGTGATAAAATCAACGCTATTTATTATTGGGTTAAAAATAAAAATATTACATTTAGACATAATTTATTTTATGGAACAAATGGATTTGATAATAATTATAATAAACTAAAAACTTTAGGTATTAATGAATTTTAGGTTTTTTTTAGCTTGAATAATAGTAAAGAACTAGGATTTAAAACAGATGATTCTACTATTATATACGGAATAGATAATATCGTTAATTATTTTAAAGGTAAACACGTAGATATACGTTCTATTAAATTCCATAATTATCCAATTGATTCATACAATGAAATAAAATAGCATGTAGAAAATATTATAAGCAGTAACATATTTCCATTTATTGAAAGTATATTTGTAGTAAATGAAAATCAATCTGTATTTAGCAGCAATACTAATATTGACAATTACGTATCTATCGTAAACGAACTAAGTAAAAAATATACTAATATTGATTTTGGAATTATATCTTCTGACTTTATTGGAATAAGATTAAGTAAGGGTTATATACTTACATCTTTAAATGGTAAAGGAGTATTTGCTATTAATTACTATCCAAAAATGGGTAACAATGAAGATCCATATGATGATAATATAATTGATAATTTTAAGTATAATGTTTCTAATCATTTTGGAAATTATTCTAATTTGTGCAGATTTTTAAATGTAAGTCTAGATAATAAAATTTATATTACTGAAACGGGATGTAATGATTATGAAGATGGCGGCTTTACTGGTGGCAATAATTCTACTATAAAGGGAAATATAAACTCTGTTAATGCTATTAGATATATGAACCATTTATTAAATAATCTTAATTTAAAGAATATTGTAGCTATATATGGATGGAGATGTCATCAATGGGATGATAAAACTATAAATCTAGCGGTTAATAATTTTTCTAAACTTAATAAAATATGATTGAAAGGTTTTATATAAATAATACTAGCATTTCATCTAAATGTAATAAAATATTTGATTTTAAATTATTATCTCAAAATGCTACAATATGTGTTCCTATAAGGATATTTAATATATCTTTTGTTGATAATATTTCAAAAAACAATATTGAGTTATTATTAACAATTAAGAATAGCATTGACTAGTGCAAATTAACTATTACAAGTTATGATAATATAAATAATTTAGATACAGAATATAAACATTTTTTTATTGGTAAAGATGATGCTGGAAACTATGGTGTATACAGTGATAAATCTACAAGTATTATAAGAATTGAAATAGATATTCTATAGCAAAGCTTATATAAGCCAAATATATATAATTTAATATTATCCACTCAAGAATTTGGCGTAGATAATAGTACTTATAATAAAGAACAAGTTGAGATAATAAAATATTCTCAATATTTAGAAGGTCTGGAATATACAAAATATAGAACTGGTAAATTAACAGTTTTAGATAATAAAGAAGCTTATGTTCCTTTATTAGTAATTAGTAAGGACAACAGTATAGATAATTTACCTACTAATAGTTCATCAACTTTTAAATATTTTGTTTATAATAGTTAGACTAAAAAATTAAATTATAGATATGGAGATAATTTATATGCTATCAATTCTACTATTGTAACTGAAAATAATCAACGACCATCTTTAAGTAATGTAGATAAAGGCACAATGTACTTTGACAATACATTAAACAAGCCGATCTTTTGGGATGGATCTAAATGGGTAGATGCTACAGGAGCTACTGTATAACAATAAAACAATTAAGATATGGCATAGTATGCAACTAAAGATGAATTAAACGAACTCACTGGACTAGTAAGAACATTATAGGGCAATATAAAAACTCTAGATACTAGTGTTGGTGAGCTTGATACATTAGTTGAAAGAATTAATCATTTAGCTACTCTTAAAGATGTTACTATTACTTATATTACAGAAGGAGATTTACTGTAGTATGCTAGTGATGGTACATGGCACAATATTCAACCATCAGCATTAGGTATTGGCGGTGGTGAAGGTGGAGGTGTAGTAGATACTTCTGTAGTAAAAGCTTTGATTAAATCTGAAGGTAGTAAACTATTTATAAGTAAACTATATGATGATGTATCTTCAGGTATAATTACTTTCAACGGTGGTTTGAGAAGTAATAAAATGACTTATCTAAATCAAGGAGTTTAGATGGGTACTTTTATTACTGGTATGATTGGTGGTACTGGTGCTCAAATAGATAAAGACGGTAGAGGTGAAATGACTAGTCTTATTCTTAGAGAGTTCTTAGAAGTACCAGAATTGAGATTTAATAAGATAGATGTAGTAAGTGGTGAACTATGGAATTCAATAGCATTTGGTACTATTGAAGATGTAGACTTAGTTAACCAAATAGTTACATTGAAACTAGAAGAAGGTGAATATAGTGGTATACATGTAAATGATATATGTAGAGGTATATTCCATAATTTTGATGGAGTTAATAATACTGAAACTGGTACTGACGATTGTGGGTTTGATAAAGTACAAGGATTCTCTACAGCTTATTTTACACCTATAGAAGTACTAGATGCTAGAGGTAAACAGTTTAGGTATTCATTAAAACAAGGTACTACACAGCATCCTTGTAAGGCAATGAAGTTTGCCGTTTATGGTAACTTTACTGATGAAACTAGAAGATCTAGTGCTTATGCTACTCGTACATATAAACGATATTTAAAGGATGTAAATACTTGGGCTCTGAACTATACTAATATAGCTTCACAGTTTGGTAACCTAAACGGTCTTACTATACCAGGTGCTCCTAATAATGGTCAATTACAAGGTGATGGTGCATACTTGACTAATGTATATATGACTGGTTCTATTATTGAATTTACACCAGAATAGTTAGACCAATTACATGGACAAGATGCTTATGCTGTTTCACTTAGTAGTGAGTTTGGTACAGTAATTGTAGATAATGAATTCAATATCATTGAAGATTATAACCAAACCAAATCTCTTACTTTTGCTGTACAAGCTTGGAAAGGTAAAACAGAATTAACATATAGTACAGTATATAATGAAGGAAGTTACTTTGTAGAGTATACTCCAACAGGTGTAGAATGTACTATGCAAGATGGTGTATTCAAAGTAACTAAGATAACTAATATCAATGATATGCGAATTGATTTAGTTATTAACTGTGAAGGAGCTATATCAGTAAATAGAAGATACAATATGAGTTACCAACTTGAAGCTAACGGATTGTGGGTAACTTATAATGATAATGATGCTACACCAGATAGACCTGTTGGTGATGGTACTTCTTATGGATGGCATAGAAACTATACAGCTTCAGCAATCTGGATGTCTACTAAGAGTTCTCGTAAAGTAGATGAAGGAGAGTGGGGAGATCCGAATAGATTCCGTGGTGCTTCAGTAGAAGGTGCTGATGGTCAATACACAGTATTCTGTTATACTAATTCTAGTGTACAACCACCTAAACCTACTAGTTCACAAATACCTCCTGTAGATGATAACTACACCTGGTATATGTACCCACCTAAAAGAGAGAATAAAGAAGTATTTACTTGGATGATTCAAGCCACTGTATATCCAGATAAATCACTATCTGGTTGGACAGATCCTATTAGACTTACTGGTGAAACTGGTGAAGATGGATCTGATGGTACTAAACTTGAATTTATTTATCAAGTAACTAGTGTTAATGAAGCTCCAGATAAACCAGATACATCTCAACAAGACGATTACATACCATTTGGTTGGTCAGATAGTCCTCAAGGAGTATCTAAAGAGAAAATGTACGAATGGGTATCACAACGTGAAAAGAAGTCTGCTAAAATTGGAGAAGGTGTATGGGGAGAATTTACACAACCAGTTTTGTGGTCTAAGTGGGGTGAAAAAGGTATGGATGGTGATGGGTATGAATATATATTTACTCGTACTGCTGACGTTGATAGAGTACCACAAACTCCTTCATCTATTCAATAGAATGACTATATTCCTACTATATCTAACGGTGGCTCTAAAGACTATAACTGGTCTGATGATCCAAAGGGAGTAAATGAAGACTATAAAGCAGAATGGACTTGTAAACGTGTACGTACAGATGGAGTATGGTCTAACTTTAGTACACCAGCACTATGGTCTAATTGGGGTGAACAAGGTTTATCAGGTGGTCATTATCAATATAGATGGAAAGTGTCTGCTACTAAACCTGCTATTCCAACAGATACAGCTGCTTCAGGTTGGACTACTGATAGTGAGATAGTTCCACCAGAAGGACAATATGTTTGGTAGATTCAACGATTTGCTAATCCAGATGGTACTTTAACAGCGTGGTCTAACCTTATACGTCTTACTGGTGCTGACGGTGAAGATGGTAAAGATGGTAATAGTATTGAATTTATTTATACTAGAAATGCTGATGGTAAAACTCCTAGTACTCCTGCTAGTGTAAACCAAGCTGGTCATATACCTAGTGGTTGGTCTAATCATCCTTAGGGTGTAACTGCATCTTTAGTATATGAATGGGTATCTCAGAGATACTTAGATAAGGCTACTCAAGTATGGGGTAACTGGTCTACCCCTGGTATATGGTCTAGATATGCTGAAAGAGGTAAAGATGGTGATGGATATGAGTACATCTATAAGAGATTCTCTAACTATGTTGGTGGAGATAGTTTAGGTCCTGGTGGTTCTAATTACCCACCTGCAAATGTAGATTCTAGTGAATACCAAGCTGATGATTATGTACCTAGTGGATGGGATGATAACCCAACTGGACCTACTGAATCTATACCTTATGAATATGTTTGGACTAGAAAGAAAGAGAATAGTAAATGGCAAGCTTGGAAAACTGGAGCACTGTGGGCTAAATGGTCTAAGGATGGTGAGCCAGGTAGACCAGGTCAAGATGGTAAACCAGGTGAACCTGGAGAACCAGGTAAGCCAGGATCTAATGGTTATAGTATAACTGTTAATGGTTGTCCTTCTGCCATTAGATCTTCAGAGGGATTCCTACAAACTACAAATGTAAAATTAAGTGCCATAAAAGTTAGAGTTGATGATAGTGCTACTAGTTCTGTATCAGGATATTGGAAAAGCTATTATTTAAACAGTTCTGGTTCATGGCAATAGATCAACAGTACATCTGGAACTACGTTTACTTCCACATGGAATTCATCATTATCTACTACAAAGTTCTGGTTTGGATTTACTACAGATAGTGGAGATTACAGTTCATTAAGTCCTACTAGTCAATATAAAGTATGGTCAGCTGAAGTTCCAGTAGTATTTGATGGAGATGTATCTGATATAGATGAAACTTATACTATCATGAGAGATAGAGGTCAATGGAGATCTGGAGTACAATACTATCATGATAAAGCATCAAATGCAATAAAAGGTCAAGATGTATCTAGTGTAACTAATTATTACTTACAGTCAACAGATCAAAGTGTGTCTTATGATACCACTAATTGGTCTACTAATGTACCTACAGGTACTTACTCTCAAGGTAAACTGTATTCTTATAGTAAGATAACATATTCAGATGGTACTATTACTAAGACAATACCTGAAGCATTATTAACTTATTCTAACTCTAGAGTAACATCTATTACACAATACTTTGCAAATTCAACTAATACATCTGTTCCTAGTGAAGGTTGGTCTACTAATAAGCCTGCATTAAACAAAGATAAACCTTATTTGTTTAGATACTTTACTGTTAATTATGTTAATAGTAACTCTCAATCTACTAGTACTAATTCTACTAAGAAAGCAATAGCTAAGTATTAGAATGATTATACTCAGTATTAGAACTATAATAATTTAACTATTATAGACTATGTAGTATATCAAGGTAATGTGTACTTAGCTAAACAGAATAATACTAGTTAGACACCCAGTATGACTAGCAGTTATTGGAATATATCTTCTAAGCAAGAAATACTAACAGTAAATAACTTACTAGCTAATAATGCTAAGTTAGGTGACTTTAACTTTAGTGGAAGTGTATTTACTTCTAATAATGGTAAACTGTCAATGAATAGTAATACTGGTAGGTTTGTTTGTACAGACGTTAATATTACCGGTAGCATAACAGCTACTTCTGGTACATTTAATGGTACTGTAAATGCATCTGGTGGTAATTTTAGTTCTGTAAAAATAAATAGTGGTCAGATTGCTGGATTTGAAATAAGTGGAAATCATATTGGTAGTAGTGCAACAGCAAGTGGTTCTGGTGGTGGTCTCAGTATAAATCCAGATTTCATTAGAGTTGGTAATAGTACATCATATGTTATGATAGGTAGCGATACTGTTCCTGCTACAGTTGGTGGTGCTTTTACAGCCACAGGTAGATTTGTAAATCATAATTACAATGCTTCTACGGCTTATGGTTTCGATTCAGCTAATTATGGTTTATATGTAGATGTTGCAAATGGTACTAAAAATTATGCATTATATTCACCAAATGCTGCTGTTAGAGCAGCTGCTGTATATGGTGATACTATAAATGTAGTAAATATTACTGGTAGTACTTATAAATTAGATATGAGTAAAGGTAATATAATAATGATTAGAGCCAATAGAGAATATACCGTTAACCTTCCAAATGCTAATGCAGTAGCTAATATGTTTGGGTACAACAGCTTACCTACATACTTTGCAATACATGTTAGAATTATGATTCACCCAGATACTTCTGGTGTTACTATATCTGGTTACTTTAGACCAAATAATACTGTAAATCAATCTGTATATTTACATCCAGGTAACTCTATGGGATTCTTAGTTACTAATTATCCAAGTTTTAGATGGGTAGAAACAGATTATGCAGGACAATAATTTTAAATAGTATTTATTATGAATATTGATTTTAAGAAATTTAAAGTGTACGATACTTTAGATAAAACAACACCTATTATATTAGATATATCTAAAGAGTTAGCTAACGGTTTATACAAGACTGCACAAGGTATAGATGGTCACGCTTTAGCATTAAAAATATATAATTCTACAGGTGAGGAAGATTATAATGATCTAGAAATAGAGTTAATAGCTAAATATGCTAATCAATATGGCACTCCTTTCTTTATAGATGCTTTAAACAGTATTAAGAATGAACAATCAATTACACAATCAGATCAAACAGCTGAGTGATAGAGAACTACTAGAGGGCATCTATTAGATGCTCCTAGTAGTAATGTAGGAACAATTAATCAGCGATAGTAAATAGTTAGGTATAAATGTTATAGCTGATTTATTAGTAGATAATATGTACAGAAATAGAGAAAGAAATGAAAATAATAACAATGCGCCATATCTTGGGCAACAAAGTATTGCAATATGATGTTGATGACAGAGGAGTTATCGTAGATGAGAGAGAAATTGATAGAGACGATATGTCAAAGCCTGTAGATGTTTATGCGGTAAATTTTAATGACTGGAGACTGCATCTCTCTGTAAATGCTGATATAATTATAACAAGCACCTCATTTGTCATAACTAGATTTGCTACACTGAACGGTACAGTAAAATGCTACATTCCTGACCAAACAAAAAATTTCCCAGGAATGAAAGTGGAAGTGAAAGGTATAGTTGACGGTCAGGAATTATACTGGGGATATAGTGCTGATATGAAATTAGTCAATATCACATCAGACGGAACCTATGATATTCCGCCATTGGAAACTGTAAAAGGTAATCTGTCATTCAGAAACGGTAATATTGTCGGTCCTTGTAATATAATCATCACTTAGCTACCGTTACGACAACAATGAGTTAAATGAAATATTAAATAGCGAAGTATGGACAGAAATGAATTAATAGATAAATTAAAACCTTATTTTGAAGTAAGTGAATTAGTATGCCCTCATTGCTACTCCAAGTTTGGTGAATCTTCATGGTAGTTTATAAGTACTGAATTACTTAGTACTTTGTATATACTACGTACTAAGATATTCAATAAACCTATTACTATTAATACTTGGAAAGTTGGTGGATAGTTCTCATAGAGAGGATTACGTTGTAATATGTGTTAGTTAATAAAGAGTAAAAATAATGTTTACTTATCTGCACACTGTTTAGGTAAAGCAATAGATTTTAATGTAAAGGATTTAGATAGTAATACAGTAAATAATATAGTAAGATAGAATGCTGAATTATTTGAATACCCTATTAGATTAGAAGCTAATACCAATGGATGGTCACACATCGACGTATACCAGCCAAAAGACTCTTCTAAGAAGCTTTTAGAATTCAATGGATGAGTTGTTCATTTAATAAAGAAAGTGGCTTAAAACGCCTTAAAATGCGTTATGGAAAAAGAAACTATTTTATATAATATATTATATGTGGATAATAAAGCAAGAACAATTATTCCTGAAGTAGTTAATGCTTGGAATCTTACTCCACATAGATTTATTAAATCTGGTGAAACTGTATCTATTGATATTAATCGTACTATGTATATTATAAAAGGATTTAGTTCATCAGATTATGTGCACATAGATGTAAAGTAGGATAGAATAGATATTACATTAGATCCTAATGATACTAATGCTACTAGATAGGCTAGAGTATCTTTAAATATAAGTGATCCTACTGGAACTCATAAGTTATTACAGTTTGTAATACATTAGAATTAATAATTAAAATATACGTATATGACAAGAATAACAAGAAGCTATATAGCTCCAAATCCTAAAGAGTTTGATTACTGGGTTGACTTAGCAGCAGATCCAAAAGGTAATGTAATCAAATATTATGCTGGTAGTAGTAAATGGTTACCTTTAAATGATGATACAGATAATGATCAGAGTGCTAGAATTAAGGCACTTGAATTAGGTAAAGTAGATAAAGTAGAAGGTAAAGAATTGTCTAGTAATGACTTTACGGATGCATATAAAACTAAACTAGATGGTATTGCTGCACAAGCTAATAAATATGTTTTACCAACAGCTACAGCTGAAATTATTGGTGGAGTAAAGGTAGGAGCAAATATTTCTTATAGTAATGGTACAATTAGTCTTAATAAGGCTAACGTGACTAGTGCATTAGGATACACACCTCCTACAGCAGATACTAAAGTGACCATAAATAACACTTTAACAAGTACTAGTACTACAGAAGCTTTAGCTGCTGCTCAAGGCAAAGCTTTAAAAGATTTAATTGACGCTTTAACTGCAAGAGTTGCTGCATTAGAAGCACCAGCAGCTTAATAAATAAGTATACATATGGTACAAAATAGAATAATATTTTTTGCAACATCTGTTCAACCTAATCCAGAAGAAATAGACTATTGGGTTGACTTATCTGATAATCCTTATGGTGGTAGCATTAAATATTTCAATGGAACCGAATGGGTAAGACTAGCTGCCTCCGGTGGTACACCTGACCTTAACAACTACTATACTAAAACATAGGTAAACAAATTGCTTAATGATAAAGCAAACATTAGTGATGTAGATAGTAAAGTAGATGATGAAGAGGTAAAAGACGTAATAAAAGATATACAGTTTAATACTTCAAATCCTAATGGCATTACTATGGTAATGTTTAAGTATGATGGAAGTAATAAAACTGTTTCAATACCAGTAGCTTCTACAAGTTCTGCTGGTATCATTACATCTAAAGATTTCTTAGACTTTGTTAAGCAGCATCAGTTGTAGGAACTTCATACTGAGATGATTGATACCTTTGCTGATATACGTGCAAAGTATTAGAAGAAACTCATTGCAGGTTTAAACATTGAAATTGATCAAGAAACTAATGTGATTAGTGCATCTGGTGATCTAGCTGTACAATGGGATAATATTACTAACAAACCAGATTTTAAACCAGTAGCTACATCTGGTGATTATAATGACTTAATTAATAAGTTAAAACCAGGTAAAGATGTTAGTATTAGTGATGATAATACGATTAGTATTGCTATTGATTCAGATTCATTGGAACAGTCTTTAGCTACTTTACAAAGTAATATAGATAAAGAAGCTGCTACTGCTCGTGCTGCTGAAACTAAATTAGGCAATGATATAGCTACTGAGAAGAATAGAGCTCAATCTGCTGAATAGACTATTAGTACTAATTTACAGAATGAAATTAATAGATCTACTCAAGTAGATACTCAACATACTAATGCTATAAACAAAGAAGTACAGGATAGAAAAGAAGCTATTGCTACAGAAGTTAGTGATAGAAATGCAGCTATCTTAGTAGAAACTAATAGAGCTAAGGCTAAAGAAGAAGAACTTGATAATAAGATTACAGATCATACTGCTGCAACTAATGCAGCATTAGCGTTAAAAGCAGATAAGTCTGATACTTATACTAAGGCACAAGTAGATGCTAAATTATCTGGTGCTTATAAAGTAAAAGGATCTAGTACGTTTGAAGCTCTACCTAAAGACAACAATGTAGTTGGCGATGTATATAATATTACTAATGCATTTAACTTAGGTGGTAAACATTATGATGCTGGTACTAATGTAGTATGGACTGAAGATGGTTGGGATGCTTTATCAGGTTCATTTGATACTACTGCTATTGAAGGTAGTATTCAAGAAGTAGCTGATGATTTAGCTCAAGAGATACTTGATAGAACTCAAGCTGATACTACTATTAATAACAATGTGTCTTCACTTACTAATAGAGTAAAAGTGAATGAAGATAAACTTACTATTATTAATGGTAATGAATCTACTACTGGTTCTATAGC